GAAGCGGAATGCGCCCGGGCCCGCCGGCTCGCTTGATACGAATTGGCCGAATGCCATCAGGCCGCCTTCTTCCCACGCGAGAGAGCCGCGATTTTCTTCTCGAGCTCCTCGATTTGGCTCTGGAACGACCGCTTGACTGCCGCCACGCTGCCAAGCGCGACGAGCCCAGCTCGCACGCCATCGACCATCTTCCGCCCGGTCGGGGCATCCTTCACGAGCGACGCGCCCACCTCGCTCTTCTCGAGGTCCTGCGCCATCTGGCCGAAGAAGCGGCCTTCGCCCGCGCCGGGTTCCGTTGGGTCGCTGTATTCCCAGCCGAACGCCGGGGCCTTGTCGAGCAAGTCGAGCATCGCGTCGTCGGCGGGGGCAATGCCGGTCTTGGTCGTTGCGTCGGAGAGCTTCGCCGCGCTGCCCAAAAGACTACCGGCGGCACCGATGCTCGCGCCGACAAGCGCGTTGCCCATCTGCGCGTTCTGGAGCGCAACGCCTTGTTCCATGCCCGCGGCCTGCAAGTAGTTCTGGGTCTCTTGCTGCTCGTACTGCTGGTACGCGCCTTCAATTTGGCCCTGCATGCCCTCGGCTGCCAAAGCCGTTTGCTGGCCTTGCGCGTACTGCGCGCCCCCTTGTCCCAACCCGGACAAAGTCGTCCCTGCGCCCTGCCCAAGCCCTTGCAACGCCATGCTGCCGCCAGCCTGGAGCCCGCCCATGTTCGCCTCGTGCCCGGCTTGAATGCCGGCCATCGCCGCCTGGCCTGCGCCTTGGTACGCACCGAGCTGCTGGCCGTACGCTTGCTGGCCGATACCTGCCGCGGCTTGCGCGCCCTGTAGTCCGACCTGCGCCGATTGCCCAGCGCCTTGCAACGCGCCGGAGTAGAGCGCCTGTTGCGCGGCATCGTTTTGCTGTTGCTGCTGCAAGGCGATCTGGTTCTGATTGACCTGCCCCTGCATCGCCTGCTGCGAGAGCCCCATGTTTACGCCCGCATTCGCTTGCAGGTTCGCCGCCTGCCGCTGCCGCCACGCTGCGGTCTCCTGCGCTCGTAGCGCCGCGGACTGGTTCGCCGCTTGCTGACCAGCCTGCGCGTTCTGCACCGCGGCCTGCGAGAGACTGCTTGCGCCGCCACCCCAGCCACGGCCCGACCGCGCCATCGCGAGGTTTGACGACTGCGCCTGGTTCAGCCCGGATTGGAGCTGAGCTTGTGCCGCCGATGGCCCTTCGGTGCGCTCGAGGCCGCCGAGCTGTCCAGCCGCTTCGCTCGCGTTTTGCCGCCACATGCCGCCAGCATTCGGGTCGTAGCTCGTGACGTTGCGACCCGCCGCAGCCTGGCCCTGACCGTACATGTCCGCGCCCATCGCGCCGAGATTCGCCGCTCCCGCTTGCGAGATGCCGCCGATGTTCGCGGCTTGCCCGAGCCCGTACTGAGCCGCCGCGTTGCCGACGCCCGTTTGCGCGTCGTAGAGCTGGTGGCCGAGTAGCCCGAGCTGCTGCTGCGCTGCAGCCCCTGCGCCCGCAACTGCCGCGCCGTATTGCTGACCCGCGGCGGCCTGCGCGTCGCCGTAGTTGTAGCCCGCCGCTGCGGACTGTTGTGCGAGCGACGTGCCCGTGTCGAGCGCGCCTTGCTGAATGCCCTGGAGTTCCTGTTGCGCCTGGTTGCCGTAGCCCGCCAGGAATTGTTCCCCGGTACCCTCTGAGAAGTTATTGTAAACGTCGCTCGCGAAACCCTCACCGCTGCCGCCCTGAATTGGCGCCGAGCCTTGGAATGCTCCCGCCGTATCGTCGAGAGGGTTCCACCATTCCGCGTCTTGGTTGGCGCGCTGCTGCTCGTACTTGTGGTCGAGTTCCTGCTGGCTGCGGTCATCGACGCTGCTGCGCATCTGCTGCGTGTATTGCGTAATGGCTTGCGTGAACGCGATGGCGTTGCCGCCGAAGTCCGCAAGGGTCGGCGGCGGATTGGCAGCGCGGTATTCGTCAAGCGTCATGACTGCTCTCCGTAATTCGGCGGCCTGACACCGCCATCGGGCTCAAATTCTAGCGTAATTGCGAGCAACTGCATACCCCGAGACGGTCCGCCAGCAGGCGCGGAGTCGTAGATCGACGCGCGGAATGAGACGCCGTGTGGGTCTGCGGGCAAAAGGTAGCGATACGCGATCTCATCAGCGCCGGAGATGTCCCAGCTGTTCGTCTGAACCGAAGCGTCGGTGTTCACGTAGGCCGCAAGGTGGAGCTTCGCCGTTGCGAGCGGGACGACAGCCCCGATGAATTTCTGCACCGTTGCCCAGCCGCCCGGGCCGGACGGGGTGATCCAGTTCGTCGTGGCCCGCTGCTCGATGTGCGAGCCAGTACTACTGGCGTGCACCGCGTCGGCGACCTTCGATGTGTCCTCGACGAGCAGCGGCCGCGGCGTCGAGTCGCTGTCCAGATCCGCGGCGCAGAGCACCCAGCCGCTCGGCCACGCCCCGAGCTCGTTGTTTCGTTGTGCGTAGGTCGAGACGTACCAGGCGCCCTTGTCCACGTCGAAGTCGAGTGTGACGCGGCCGGTGCTCCCGTCGCTCATCAGGAATCGGGCCAAGTTGGCGCCGTTGCCGTGCCACGCTGCGCCAGCCAGACAGGTCGAATAGCTGGCAAACATGTCTTGCACCATGGCGCCGATGTACTGCGGCGGGCCAAAGCCACGGGGGAGCAAATAGAAGCCGAGGCGCGCCAGGAAGATGACCCCCAGGTCGGTCTCGACGATGCTGCGATAGTCCGAGCAGCCGACGCCGACCGATACGGTGCGCACGCCGAAGCCGCCGATGCCCTGGTCGTTTGGGCCCTCGCCGACGACGGCCAAGATGCCGTCCGCCGTGAACACGACGAGCTGGTCGTCCATGACGGCAAGCCCGGTGCAGTCCGCGCCGATCGGGACTTGGTGGCTCGGGTCGCCCGTAAACGCGACCTGCTCCTCCGGCACCGAGAGCTTGCTGCACTCGATGATGGCCGGGTCCCAGAGCCCGCCGCACCAGAGCCGGCCCGAGACGAAGCGCATGAACCGGCACGACGGCGCGAGGTCGTTCTCGAGCACGTTGCCGTCCGTGTAAAGGAACGCCTCGTCGTCGATCGAATCGTCGGCGAAGTTGTCCGTGAAGGACGTGGTCCCGCTACCCGGCAGTCGGTGGTAGTTCGTGCCGCCCGAAACGGTCCGGTAGACGACCGTGCGCGGCTGCGATACCGGAGCGTACGCAGACACACGCTGCGTGACGTTGCAGCTCCGCAGTGTGAGGGTCACGTCGCGGGCCTGTCCGAGCGTCACCTCGAACGGAGCGGACGGCGCGGACTGGTGCCGCCGGCCATAAGCGTCCGTCCACTCGAAGACCGCGCGGTAAGAGTACGTGCCCGCTCCGACGCCGCTTCCGCTCGCTGCGCTGGAGGAGACGATGAGCGGGGTCTCGACAAATCCCACCTCCGCGGCGCCCATGTACAGGCCGCCACTGCTGACCAGTGACCCGTTGTAGTTCGTCGTCCCGGTCGGCTGCGCGTACACCTCGACGGCTTGCCCTGGGATGAACGTGGTCGCCCCCGCTGGCACTGGAGACCGGTGCGCGTGCTCATCGGTCGTCTCGTACTCGTAGACCTCGACTTTTACGAGCGGGTTGTCCCCGAACGTGGTCAGCACAAACGGGAACGCGAACATGTGCGAGCGCGCAGCCTCCGCCGTTGCGTGGAAAAACTGCACGTCTTGCACCGCGCTGTAGGTGTTGCCGATCCACGGCATGCGAGGCGACGCGAGCTCAATCGTGGGAGTGGCGACGCTCGAATCGCCAGGCATTCGAACGAGCACCGCGCGCGAGAGGAGGAAATTGGAACTGTTCGCGTCGGTAATGGCCCAAAAGCGCAGGTCGCTGTCGGGCTTGGAAATGGGGACGATGTTGCTGAGGCTCCCCCCGACGACAGAAACGCCGCCGCTGACCGCGTCGCCGAACACCGTCGCCCGCGTCGTTGCGCTGGTGATGAGCCGATAGATGAACCGGACCGTGTCCGTGGCGAACCGATAGCGGCCGAACAGTGGCGGCCCGCCTGCGTTCGTGGCGACGGTCGCGATCGTTGCGCCGCTCAGCACCGCTGCCATAGAAGCCGCGTTCAAAACGGCGTACTTGACATCAACGGTCTCGTCGTACCAGCCGACCCAAACCTTCGTGTTCGCCGTGTCGCCGTACAAGGACATCGGCGCGACCGGCTCGAGCCCAAACCCGTCGTCCGTGCCGTCGATCGCAATGTTGGTCGAAGAGCTGGCGACAAGTGCCGTCATCTTCGAGACGCGGATCACGTTGCTTCCGCTGCTGTCGAAGTTGTAGCCGAGGAACCAGTTCGTTGCATCGTAGGCGGTCACGTCCCAGTGCCCGCCGGAAGGCAACGCCGTGGTCAGATCCGTTTCGGCGCTCGCCGACGCCCCGTCAACGACGGTCTGCGCGCGGATTGTCGTTCCGATTTGCCAGACGATGACGAACGTCGCGCCGTAGGTGAGGAGCCGCACCTGCACCACCGTCGCGTTGTCGATTCGCTTGATGAACGTTCGGACTCCCTCGGGCGTCTCGACGTACGCGTAGAGGTCGTCCCCGTCGCTGATAGCTGCGACCATAACGTAACCGAGCGAGTTGACCGCGACCGCTGGCGCGCGCCGACCGTATCCCGACCCGCTACCGATCTCCGAGCCCATGATGCCGAAGCGCTTGCGGACCGGGATGCACGTGGAGTACCTGCCCTGCAGGCAGAGCGCATCAACGTTGAGGCCGCTGGTGTCGTCGATGTGAGCAAACGCGCGACCGTCCGTGTCGCCAACAAGCCCGGAGCCCCCGACGCGCGAGATGAATGCAGGCGCGTATACCGGGTCGTCTGTCGCACCGGATGCAGTGAGCGCCGCCGGCCCGACCGAGCCGTTCCCGATCGCGCGCGTCCCGTACCGCTTCTGCATCACGCCCTGGCCGTTGATGCGCATGTTCTGCACGAGCGAAAAGGTGCCGATCGGGGAGATCCGCTTGTTCGTCTCTTGCTGCGTGCCCTTGTCGCACGTGATGTGGATGAGCTTGTTCTCTACGCTCCGCATTGCATCCTCACAGCCCGTCACCCCACGGGAGAGAGCCCGCGTTGCTCATGAAGTAGTCCCCACCGTCGAATTGAATCGACGTGAGCCCGACATCACCTAGAAGGTAGATGTGCTCGAGGCCGTTGACCGTGCAGTCGGTCGCGACGATTTCGACGGCGCCGAGAGCAGCAAGCCGCATCACGCCAACCGTCCGCCCACCGTTGCGACTGTCCGGACGCGGAAGGAACAGAGTGATTTGCTCCCCCTCGCGCGGACTGACTCGCGCCGTCTGCCCGAACGCGAGCGTCGCGCCTGTCGCGGCAAGCGGGCCGATGATGGGCAGCGCGTCGGTCGGCGAGGGGAGGCCCTTGGCCCATGTCGTCAGCGCCACCGCGGCGCGCTCCATGTCCTTCGCGAGCTCCTCGATGGAGCGCGTGCTGTAGCGGAGGGGAACGCCAGGCGAGGTGCCCATCAGATGCCCCACCTTCGGACGGAGTAGTCAAAATAGGCCTGCCACTCCGACAAGGAGATGGCCCGCTCGAGCACAACGAGCTCGGCGAATACGCCCGTGAACGCGTCGATGACCGGGCCGGTGCCGAAGCGAAACCGGTTGATGTTTGACGTGCCAGAGCCGGAGTCACCGGACGTGACGCCAGCGCGGCCCGTGAACAAGTCGGAAAACTGGCCCCTGTACGCCATGCCCACGCGTTGGTGACCCGTGCCGATGTCCGCAGAGGCAGTGACGGTATTCGTGGTCGAGCCTACGTCCGTACGGGTGTACCGCAGTCGCCCGCCGCCCGTGTTGTCTACGCGGAAGTTCGAGACGGAGGGGCCGCCCGTGTCGTCCCAGCAAACGAGCACGTGGTCGGCCACCAAGACTTGATGCACCGTCATCAGGATGCTGAACGGCTGCGCCAAGCCGCCGCCGAGTGCCGCGAGCGAGCCGCTTGTCGTCGAGAAGAACGGGCCCCCCGCAGCCTGCGAAAACCGCACGGCGCCTATGTTCGAGCCCCAGCCGTTGGGCTCCCAATTGGGCGCATTGCTTGCCGGGATGCGCTGCGTGTCTCCGGTCCGGCTGCGCCAATCGACGACTTGATTGCCGCCAGTGATGCGCACGTCGTGGAGCGTCGCCGGAAGCCAGATCAGCGGCCTGAGTCGCAGCGGATCCCAGGTGGACTGCATCAAAGCAGCACCCTCCTCCGCTCGAAGTCCGACGCGAATGTCGTGACGGCCACCACAGCGGGTGGCTCGGGAGCGCTCGCGGGGTCGGCATCATTGTTTGCCAGCAACGCCGTTGCGCGCGATGCAATCTCGCTCGCGTCGGCGGCGTGGTCGGCAAACGCGGCTTCATAGAAGGTGCACGCCGCGCTTCCTCCGCCGTGCTCGCCGAACCCGATCCAAAGTCGATCGATGTTCTCGAGGACTTCGGAGCCAGTGAACGAATTCGTGTCTGACGCGCGTACGCCGTCCACGTAGAAGCGGAATCGGTCGTCCGCTGTCGCGTTCGTCGGGTCGAAGACCCAGTGAAAAACGTGCGGCGTCGTCATCGACGGGCTGGTGCCGCTACAGCTGAACGCTGCGCCGTCGAACACCCCCGAGAAGGAGGAGATGGTGTGGTCCGTTTTGACGTAGACGCCGCTTTGGGCGACCGACTGGTCTTCGAGCTCAAAGAACCCGCGCGACTGCCACGTCCCGCCGCTGAAATTCAGACCGACGGTTGCCTCGATGGTGAACGCCGTCAGTCCGGACGTGAACGCCAGCTTTGTGCTGCCGATCGAACTGTTCGAGGCACGAGCACCAGTATCGTCGGGCAGCTGCAACCCACGCCCGGCAGCAACGCTCGTCCACGTCGCGCCGTCATATGTGATCGGCAGGTTTACCGGAGAGGCCACCGAGTCCAGGACGGACGCGGGGCCCGTCCCGCTCGCAGCTTCGTCGAACAGCCACAGGGCAACCCAGGCCACTAGAACCCGCCCAGCTGGTACCTGTTGCCGTATTCCCAGGCCCCGGAAGCGAACCGCAGAGAGATGCCGTAGCGAGAGGCGAGCGTCGCGACGAAGCCAGACGCCGCGCCCATACCCGTGCCGGTGTTGTTCACGCGGTGCGTGATGCTCGAGAGGTTCTCGAGCAGGATGCTATCGCCATGCGTCGCGAGCGACGGGACGGCGAAGAAGACTTGGCCGGTCGTAACGGTGGCTGGGATGATGAACGCCGTCCCACTGGCGGCCGAGAGAGCCTGCGTTCCTGACGCCGCGCCGCCGCCGCTGACCTCGCCGTAGACCTTGATGCCTTGCAGCCCGTTGATGCGCTTGACGTTGTCGATGTCCGACGAGCGCATGTTGATCCCGCTCGCGTGGAGCAGTGGGCCGCTCGGGGTGACGCCGAGCGCAAGCCCGGATGCGGTAATCGTGATGCCAGTCGCGCCGCCGAAAGAGCCCGCCGCGTTGAACTGGAGCGCTCCGGTCGGGCCGGCGGGAGTGCCTGCGCCGCCGCCTGCTGGCGCGGCCCATTCACCGTCAGACCGGAGGAAGTTGCTCGTCGAGATGAGTGTCGGCGTGCGGATGGGAAGCGCGCCGACATTGAGCCATCCGCTCGGGACAAAAACGCCCGAAGCCGAGACGCGGAAGGCGGTCCGGTCATCGACCTGCGCGATGAACGCGCCTGTTCCGGTGATCTGCGCATTGACCAGTCGCTTCGCGCGCAGCAGGACATCGTCGGTCTCTGTCGGGTGCCCGAGGAAGATGTCGAGCGTTCCGGACGGCGCCGAACGGTCAATGCTCAGCCACTCACGAGGCGAGCCGTAACCGCCCGCATCGTGCGCCGTAAACTTGACGTTTGCTGGGAGAGCCGGATTGTTCTCGACCTGGAATGCCGTGAGCGACGGGTTCTGCGAGAAGCCGATGCCGAACTTGCCGCCTAGCGACGTGAGATACGTCTGCGGGATCTGCGGCCCCCCCGTCGCACCGAGGCCGATGTACCCGGTGGGCTGGAAGATCGGGTAGTCGATCTTCAGACCCGAGCCGACCGCGAACATGAAGCCGCTCGAGCCGCCGAAGACACCCGAGCCAGCATTGAACTGAATGCCACCCGTGGGCGCGCCGGGATTGTTGGCTGCGCCGCCGCCCCCACTGACGGCTGCCCACGTGCCGTCATCCTTGAGAAACGCGCCGTTCGCTCCGCCCGTCGGGAACGGGACGAGGCCGTGCGTCGTGGTCGTGAACGGCGCGATGAAGGACGCGACTTGAGCGCCCGTGAGCTGCTCTCGAGCTCCCGAGCCGCCAGTAATGCGCCCCAAGATGCGCGGCGACTGCATCGCGCCGAGCTGACCGAATTGGATGCCGCTCGCGAGGGCAGAGGCGACCGGGACAGAAGCGAAGACGCCGTCGTCGCGAAGGAAGCGGCCGGCCACGCCCGCGGTCGGCGAGTAGACGAAGCCGCGCGTCGCGCCCGAGGCCGTCCCGAAGTTGGGAAGGAGCGAGGCGACCTGCGCGGCCGTCACGTCTTCGACCGCCCCGCTACCAGTCGAGAAGCGCCCCTTGACCGTCAGCGGAGGCGCTGGCGCCAGCTGCGAGTTGGAGATGCCGCTCGAGCTGCCCCCGCCCCCAGCCGGCGCTGCCCACGTCGCGTCATCCCGCAAAAACAAGCCTGCCGCGCCGCCCGTTGGATACGGCACAGCGCCAGGCGTCGAGGTCGTGAAGAGCGGAACCATCGACGCGACTTGCGCCGTTGTGATCTGCTCGACCGCGCCCGTCGCAGCGAAGCGACCGAGAAAGCGCGGCCCTGCGATGTTTTGGAGTTGCGAGAGCGTGAGTCCAGAGACCGAGCCGCCGACACTCGGCGCCGCCCACGTCCCGTCCTCGCGCAAGAACAACGAGGTTGAGCCCGCACCGGTCGGCACAAGCCCCGGAGTCGAACCGGCGTACTTCGGGAGGATGTACTGCGAGACTTCCGCGCCGGTCGCATCGGTCGGGCTGGCCGAGACCGCGGTGATGTTCGCTTTGATGGTGAGGGCCGCCATCTCCGCGAGCTTCGCGTTCGTGACGCTGCCGTTCGCGATGACCGAGGAGCCGCCGCCGCCCGCGGACGCAGTGGGACCACGCCTCCGCCCCGGCAAAAAGCCAAGCTGCCCAAACGTGTCCCGCCCCGTATGCGTCCCGCCCGCGGCGGTGACCTTCGTGGCGCTGCGGATGATGTCGGCGAAGAGCTCCGCACTCTGCTGCTTCGCGAGCGCAAAAGCGGCCTGGTACGTGTCGCGCTGCGTGAGCCTGCTGACGACATCCCAGACGATGAAATCTTCCCAGCCCGCGACGCCGTCGAACGTGTCGGTCTCGGCGGTCAGATCCGAGAGGAGCGGGAGGTACCAGACCGTGTAGTCGTACGAGGCGTCCGGCGCCGGCAGAATCGCGATCTTCGCGGTCTGGAAATGCGCCCACGCGAGCGGCTGCGCCGTGTGCGTGCCAAAGCTTGCGCGCTCCTCGAACGGAACGTGCTTCAGCGAGTAGACCGTCCCCTGAACGGTCAGGTCCACGCCAAGCGTTCGGACAATGCCGGGCGAGACGGCCGAAAGGTCCAGAACCTGGAACGGGTAGGGGCTCGTCGTCCCGGACGAGAGCGTGCCCGTCGTCGCCGTCAGGTAGTGAGTGATCCCCTCGTTGGAGATCCGCTCACGAAAACGCTGAATCGACTGGTTGATCAGCCGATTGATGAGCGTCGGCGGATAGCGGTTCGCAGCGCCGACGATGTCGGCCTGGTTCTCCACGTCCGCGCGGAGCCGAGCGAGCGTAGAGTTCCGGCTCATGCGGCGCTACTTCTTCTTGGCGGGCGGCCCCTCGAAGATCAGGGCGAGCGCGTCGTCCCCCTTCGGCTTCCCACCGGAAGCTGCGTCGTCGTAGCCGCCGGCCTTGTCCTCATCGAGGCAGAGCCGAATGGCTTCCTTCATCGCGTCGAGCTTCTCGGGCGTCCACGTGTTGTCCGGGAACGCCTCGGAGATGGCCATTCCGAAATCGTCCATGGGCAGCGGGTCAACCGACGTGTCGGCTCCACTGCCCATGTCCATTTCGGCGCCGTCCCCTTCGCCGCCGAGCATCTCTGCCAACGGGTCAGCCATCAGAAGCGCGTCAGCCCCCCGCCGTTACGCGGGTTCACGTAGACGAGCAGATCCACGATGGAGCCAGTCGGCGCCGCCGCGGGGATGCGCTGTCCACTCACCACGGTCTCGAACGTGCCGAGCTTCATCAGCCCGGACGCCGAGTCGCCGCGGTTGTACTGCCGCTTCGCATCGAACGCGCGGCCCGAGGGCGCCGCAACGTCCGCCAACACCGTTGTCCACGGCGCATTTGGGAGCTGCACGTTGTAGAGCGCAGTGCCCACCAGCGTCACGCCGAAGCCGGGATACTCCGTCTTCGCCACGATGCCGGTGACCGTGCCGCCGCTTGCCGTGATGCGGCCAACGGCGGGCATTCCGCCCGAGCCCACCTGGAACGCGAGCGGAACGACGAACCCGTGCTCCCCGAGTTGCCCCGAGGAGCGCAGCGCAAACTGATTGGCGTTGCCGAACGCGAGTTGAGTCGGAATTGCAGGCATCGGGCCGAACTCCTCAGGTCAGGGCGATGCGGCCGTTGTTCTTCGGGGCGTTGCAGGCGAGGATCGGATAGCTGAGCAGCCGGAACTCGTAGTCCGTGGTCGTGCTCTGCCGGAGCATCTGCAAGCCGTCGCTGTTCTGGACGTGCAGGAGCTCGCCCATGCTCGAGATCCACCAGTTCTCCTCACGGAGAGCGAAGCAGTTGCCGAGCGGGACGTGACGGTCCGAGAAGATCGGCACGCGGCCCGAGGCCGTCATCACGTCGATCTTCGTGTACCCGAACTGCGTCGATTCATCCTCGAGCGGCCGGATGCCCTTGGCGGCCATCACGGTCTCGAGCACGTCGAAGTCCTCGGGGTGCAGGTAGCAAGCGGTCGGCGCCTTCGCCTTGAACCGGCCCGTCATCTGCGAGAACAGCGCCTTGATGCGCTGGTCGTAGGACTTGCCGGCGAGGGTCGTGGGATCCACGCGGCAGCCGGACCAGCGCTGCACGTCGGTCGCGCGCGTCGCGGCCGAGACGCCCCACAGTGCTCCGGGGGTGTCCGTCGCGGTGATGTAGGCACCGACGCCGCGGATAACGATCGTCCCGGTGTTGCCGAAGAAGTCGCCCTCGCGGAACAGGAAGTTCCCGTTCGCGAGCCCTGAGATGGCCGCCGCGTTGGCGAGCGTGACCGCACCAGTGGCGCGGTTGATGCCGGAGACCGTGGTCGAGTTGCCGGAGTCGATGAGTGCGTCCGTCGAGGCTGCGCCGTCGTTCAGCGACGCCACGACCGACATGCCGACCTCGAAGTTCGCCACGTCGCTCGGGACCGTGAGAACGAACGTGTTCCCGCTGATGCTCGCGATCTGTCCGAGTGACTGCCCGCCGTTGCCCCATGCGTAGAGGCTGAGCGAGTCCATCGCGGTCTCATAGAGACCGTCGATTTCGGTGATCTTGTTCTCGAGGAACGCGCCTGCGTTGGTGCGGGACGCCTTCATCACCTTGTCGCCGATCGCGATGACACCGAAGTAGTCACCCGCGGTCGTCAAAAACTTGTTGGCGCCGATGTTGCTCGCGTTGGCCTGAGCCTGCGCAAACACACCGCCTACACCCTGAGGGTTGGCAGTGATGATCGGGATCGGCATCGAATCGCCGACCATGCCAGTATCGCCGCGCTTCTCGAGTCGCCCGAGCAGCACGTTTTGCGGATACACGAGTTCTTCGACCTTCGAAGAATCGATATACCGCTCTTTGAGCAGAGCATCGAATGTAGAGAGCGTAGAACCCATGAGACGATTTCCTGGTTATCGACGCGGGTTTTCCGCATCGGGCATCGTCTCGGATTCAATGGGCTCCGGTGGCCCTGCCTCTCGGATTACTCCGAGGTGTTCACAGTGTGAACTGGCACACTGATATTTCGCAACTCAATAATATGTCCCAGAGTGTGCCAGTCTGTGACATCACATGTGCTGATAGCGGGCTAGGCGAGCTTTCTCCGGTCCTCCGCTTCGTCCATCTTCACCGCTTGTTCGAAGCGCCGAATCGCGTCGTCCATCCCAGCGCGTTTCGTGTCGAACTTGCCGCGTGGAGCCGGCGCGGGCTTGGGCGGAGCGGAGGTTTTCGGCGCGGGCTTTGCGGTCGGCGCGGGCTTCGCTGCTTCGACGGGCGGCGGCTCCTCGAAGACGCCCTTCGCACGCCTGTAGACGCGCTCGATGTACTCGTAGGGGGACTCGGCGGCGTTTTGGGACTTCATGCGGATGGCTTGCTCCGGAGTGGGGACCTGCGCGCCGTCGTAGTTCTGCTGCTGGATGTTGAAGATCGCCGCGATGAAGCCCGGGTCATCCGCGAACGCCTGGACGAGCTTGTTCGTGCTCACCTTCATCTGCGTCGCTAGCTGTTGGCGGTACTGCGCCTGCGCTTGGATGCGGGCTTGCGTGCGCTGGCGCTCCTCGTGCTCCTTCGCGGCCCGCTCGTCCCGCTCCGCACGCTCCTTGGCTTCCTGCTCGAGCTTCTTCAGGCGCTGATAGTTCGGATCGGCGAGGCGGTTGATGCGGTCTTCGACCATCGCGTCCCACGACTCGAAGCCGTGCACCTTCGCGATTTCGTCGTGGTCCTTCGAGTCCACGGCAGAGAGGATCTTGTCGGCCCGCTCGATGCGCTCTTTGTGCGTCAGCGTCGCTTGCTCGACCTGCGTCAGCATCTCGCGCTGCTTCGCCGCGATCTCGTCGGTGGCCTTCTTCTTCGCGAGGCGCAGCTCCGCGCGGTCCTTCGTCGTGATTTTGCCATCCTCGAGGAGGAAGCCGAGCTTCGCGGCGCGCACCTTGAGCTCTTCCAGCTCGCTCATCTCGCCCGGGCTCGGCGGCTTCGGGTTGTCCGGGACGGTCTTCTCCGGGTCGGCGGGTGGCGGCGTTTCGACGGGAGGCGTCGAAGTGTCGTCATTCGGCGCCGGCGCTTTTTCTGCCGTTTTCACGTCGCGCGGATACGTGCCGGTCACCTCGTCGCCGCCGTGCGCGTACCACGCTTCCTTGAACGCAGGGGCCTTTGCTTTCGCGGCTGCGCGTGGCGTCCTTCCGGGCTTCGCGGCTGGTGTAGCCGGCTCCGGCGTGGTGGCGGGCGCGGCGGTCGTCTCGGGCGTTGCTGTTGCTGGTTCAGCCATTCTTGGTCTTCTTCTGGTGGCGACGGACCATCGCCGTCGATCGGTTGTTGCGGCTCATGCGGAACTGCACGCGCCCTTTGCGAATGCGTGTGTCCATGTTGTGGACTAGGCCGCAGTCACAGCAGCGCAGCTTGTATCCGCGGCGCACCGGCTGAACCCAGCGGGACCAACCGTCTTCGCCTGCGTGTTCTTGAATGTACTTGGCCATCAAATTCCAGGTTGCGGCGGTCCCACCGGCAACGGCGGGGGAAGCATCTGCGGACTCGGCGGCCCACCGGGACCACCGGGCGGGAGCATGCCGGGGAGCTGCGGCGGGGGCGCACCAGGGCCAGGAGGAGCAGCTGCTGCCCCCGGCGGTGGCGCTGGCGGCTGCATCAGCGCGTCCAGCTCCTGCATGTAGCGAGTCAGTAGCGAGATGCTGAACTCCGCCGCTTCGCGCTCGCTCTCGGGCAGCATCGCTTGGTCGATGCGCGCGCGGAACCACGCAGACGCCACGCGACGCATCGCGCCGACCTTGTTGATAATGAATGCTTCGGGCGGTTGGTAGTCGCCGGCTCCCCACGTGTCTGCATCCGCGTCGAGGTAGCGCTCGATGAGCATGTCGAGATACTCGGTCTCGGCGTTTTCCATGCTCATCTCGGACTCGAGGTCCGGCCAGTTCATCAGCTGCTTGGCCGTCTCCTGCGAAACGAGCCCGGCCTTGTACATGGCCTGCACGTAGTCGAGGCGTCCGGCCGGGTCGTGCGGGAAGGCCGATGCGGGTGCGACGGTCGTCGAGAACGCGTCGTCCTCTACGTCGGCGTCTTTCCACTTGTAGCTACGAATCAGCGACTTCCCGGCCCACTTCACGGCGAAGTTCGGATCGTCGGCGGCGAGCTCGCGCAGGCGCCAGACGTATTGGTGCGCCAGGTCCACGAACGCCTGCTCGTAGCGCTGGCCTTTGACCAGCTGCCGGCCGCTCTTCGTGTCGTTGAGCGTCTGAATCGCGACGCCGCTCGAGACGCCCTGCTCGCGCCGCGCTGCCGCTGAGACCTGCGAGATGCCGATTGAATCCCAGAAGCCCTGAACCTTGAACTTCAGGTAGTCGAGCTCCATCGGGTGGAACGGCATCGGGTTGGCGGGCGTCGGCGGTACGTTGCCTTCGTAGGGAATGCCGACCGTCGGGTCGTTCACCATCAGGTCATCAGGGTTGATGGTCTCCTTCTGGTAGAACCACTTCAGACCCGAAGCGATCTTCTCCCGAATCATCAGCCGCATATCGAGGTCGTCGATTTCCTGCGACTGCGAACCGCCCTCATCCGCAATGCCTGAAGCCCAGAAGCCGTCCCGCCACGGCTCCCAAAGCAAGAACACGAATGGCGGGGCCGGCGCGGTCCACTCGCCGCCATCGATGCGCACGCCACCTATCTGCGCGCACCAGTGGCCCGGCTCGTCTTTGCTGGCCGGCATGTGCCACGCGTAGTCGATCTCCACGACGCGGACAGCTCGGGGCACCGTCGCGCGATTCGGATTGCCGAACCAGTCGTAGGGCTTCGCGCCTTCGATTGCGCGCTTGATGGTCTCGTATTGCTTGCCGTGCCCGTAGTTCGCTGCGGCCATGGCGCACGCCGCGTCTTCGGCAATCGGCAGGCGACAGAAAAAGTTCCGCGGGTTACGACCTTCGGCTGGGTCCGTGAAAATATCCGGCAGCGGCACGAGCTCGTGCTCGATGCGCCCCTGCGCCTTGTTCGCCGTGACCATGACGGCCGCGACGCCCTGGTTCGAAGCCTCCACCCCCGCGTCAATCATCATCGCCCAGCCGTTGATCCACCGGCCCTGACGCTGGTTCAGGATGCCTTCGCAGATCTTGTCGAGCTTGTACGCCTTGCGCCGCTGCGCCCACGTCGCCCCGAGCGTCTGAAACTGCGGCTTCGGCTTCTGCGGCGCGTAGATGTTCGCTACCGCTGAGGAGACCGCGCTACGGATGAGCCGGAGCCGCTCGCGGTCGAACGGCATCAGGTCGTCCTCGCAGTACGAGTACGCAGAGTATCCGCTCATCGGCCGGCCCTCGTAGAGCTCGAGGTTGCGGATGTAGCGGCTACGTCGCGGTGCCTGAGCCGTGCGGTAGTCGCGCACGAGCCGCTCGACCGCGGCACCCTGCTCGTCTTCCGGCAGGTCGTACCAGGGCTGCGATGGTAACTCGATGCGCTTGTGGTTGCGTCGGACGGCCAAGTGCCGGGCTAAAGCATTTAGGCAACCCTCCGCGCCTTCTCACTCACGGGCACCGTCGTCCCGCCCAGCTTCGAAGTCTTGTGCCACCGACTGCACTCCTTGCAGCGGTACACGCCGAGCGGTTCCCCATGCGCCGCCGTTGCCCTGGCCGTCGCGACTCGAGCCTGCTGCTTCGAGTCGTAGCCCATCTTCCCGGACGAGCACTCGCTCGCGCGTCGTAGCGCAACGGAGCGGCGTCCGGCTTCAGGCTTGCGGTCGTACATCCAGGGCTCGTGGAGGCGGTGGCGACGGCCGGCCATTACTGCGAGAGACGCTTCTCGGCTTCTGCCTCAACGGCCTTGTAGAAGTCGTTCCACGTCTTGGTTGTTCCGTCGTTGAGGCCCAGTGCGTCCAGCTCCGCCCAGCACGCCGCTTCCGCTTTCCCAGCTTGGCGGCCCGCGGCCATGGCGGAGACCAGGCGCTCTTTGAGCTCCGGAGAGACACGGGTCAGTGCCCACTGGGCACACGCCTCTCGGAGGCCGTCGTTAGGCACCGGTCTCTGCGCCAGCGTGTCTAGCAGCGCCCGCTCCTCCTCGGTGCACTCAGGCATTCCTAACCTTCGTCTGGTTCATGGTCTTACTCAACATGCCTAATCTCCTCTTCCAGCACAGCGAGGGCCTCCGCCTCCCGAATCACCCGGAAGTCGCCACGCTCGCCGAGCATCGAGTCGAACTGCGGGTTCGGATTGCTGCGGACGCTTGAAACATCGAAGTCCCACTTGTTCCCGCACATCGCATCCACGACGATGCGGTCCCCCGGCTTCAGCTCCGTCGGAATCAAGTGCGTCCGCTCGCCACCGCACGACTTGCAGCCGCTGTAGTGGCCTGGACCCACGGCTAAAACGCGGGCCGTCCGATGCTCACGTGCTCCCGGAGCTCGGGTGTGCACGATCGCGATGCCGCTCTTCGTTTCCTTCGGCGGCGGCTCGAGCACGACAAGGACGTTGTCGGAGAGCATGCGCATCTCGCTGTGCCACGCGCCATCCCACCCGAGCGTCTGCCCGGGATTCCCTGACGGCAGACAATCCGCGAGCTGTTTGAGCACCTCGAAATCGAACGCAGCGCTCGGCTCCGTGAACTGCGGCTCGCTCACTCCGCCACCCCATGCCCGCCGTCGATGACGAGGTAGTGAGTCTTGCCCAAGCTCTCGTGTCGCAGCTCGACCAGCACTCCGCCGCTCGGGTAGCGCAGAATGCTCTGCACCTTGCCCTGCGCGCCGTTGCCGGTCACCACGTCCTGGCCCAGCACGACCGTGTCAGTGGTCTGCGAACCGAGCAGACTCGGCGCCTTCCACCATCGCATCGCGACGGGCTTGGAAAGGTCCGGCACCGCCGGTTCAGCGGGCTTCTCGAGTTTTGCGACTGCTGCGGCCATCACTCGGCCCCTTCGAACTTCGCGGTGCGTGAGTAGAAGACGAGCGACATGCCGCCACGCGGGACCGTATCGTCGTCGAACGCGTGGACCGGGCCCGACGGGGTGTGGATCAGGATGGTGCCGTCTCGCTCCGGACGGACGCCGCGCAGTGCCACTAGGTCCTTCAGGACCGCGAAGTCCTGCCGGCACACACCGACGCGGAACACCCCGCCCATGTACTTTGCGGCTGGCACGCCAAGCCGCGCCTTGATTTGCTGCTCGACGGTCGGGAGCGTCGCGATAGCGACCAGTTCCGCTTCCTGCCGTGCTTCATCTGCGGTCATTCCAGGCTCCGTAGTTAGCGCCCGGGCCAAACCGCCTCGGAGGGGAATCGAGGCCGTACAGCCCTGGGCTGGGGCAATCGTACGCGGAGGTGGGACAAAAGGCAATGGGGCAGATTGTCACACAGTGGCGCAGAATAGTTTTGGAATAATTCGCGCGCTTTTTGCCGTGCGCGGCCGAAACCAGCCAATCCGCGGGTGTTTCCCCCGGTTCATGCGGGAAACGGCCTAAAAACCGCGCGCGGCCGGTCCACTTGACTCCATCCCGGCCAGCGGCGCTCCATTCCGCCGTGACCTCGGCAACCCTGCTCTGGATCGCGGTCGTCGCGATGCTCTGCCACTGGTCCGAGCATTGGTGGCCGGTGCTGCTATTGCCGCTTGCAGGGGCGTGGGAGGGGCTGTTCGGGAAGGACTAGCGGAGGGCCCTAATCCTCGCCTCCAAACTCCCCGCCCGCTGCCCCCGCACCGCCTGCCTTTCACGTACCCGCTTCGCCGCCTCCTCCCGCATCCGCGCCTGCTCTCCCGCGAGCCATTCAGGCGACCCGGGCCGAACGGGCTCGACGTAGACGGGTTGCGCCGGCACCGACAAGGCCATCGAGGCGGCCATCACCATCGCGGACACGTCGTCGCCGTGGCCGTCGAACGTGCGGGGCACCTCGATGCGCTCCGACCCACTCGAGAGCAGCACGCCGCGCACCGAGCGCAGCCGTTTGATCCATCCGACCTCGTCAGGCATGCGGAATTCACCGCTGAGCATGGCCATCCGCACGTTTTTGAACCGCGTGGCCTTGCTCGTCTCGCCTGCGCCGCCGGTCCAGGGGACGACTTCGCAGAAAAGCCCTTCTCTCCTGGCGAGCTCGGTGAACGAATAGCCCTCGTACTGGTCCGTGAACACCCGCTTCGTGTCGTCCTCGCCCACGCCGTACTTGGCGCAGAGCTCCGAGCGCACTCGAGCCGCCATCTCCCCCGGCGACCGGTCCGGCTTCCAGCTGCCCACCTCGTGAATCGTCGTGAGCCTACCCGATGCAGCCTGAATCGACGTACACACCGCCCAGCCGAATCGGTCCTGAGCGAACGCCGGGTCCAGGGCAATCCAAGTACGCATCCACGGTTTCCATGGCGGCACTTCCTTCGTAGCCGAGAGCCCGACGCCCGCCCCGAACCAGTCGTCCGTGATGCCCGAGCCAGGGACAGCCGCGTACTCGCGCGACCACACGCGATCGTCCGGCTCGAGCTCGTGCGTCTGCTCCTCCGTGACGCTCGGGTTTGCCTCCCACGTCGCCGCCCTTGCGACCATCTGCGTCTCGTCGTCGCCACGCTCGAACCGCGTCGCATGGTAGTCGGTCATGCCGAGCGGCGAGGAGATAAGCAGGCGCTTCGAGCCCGGATGCGTCACCGTCATCGCGTTCAGCGACGCGCACACCTCCGCCGACGGGTTCACGCCCTCGACGTTCCACTTGGCAAGCTCGTCCGCCGAGTAGCCGATGCAGCGGAAGCCGCTGACCGCGCCGACGTTGCACGCGAAGACCTTGAAGCCGCGCGGCCGGTCCTTCAGCGTGATCGTGTTCCCCTTCGCCTCGAACTTCACGCCGAGCACGCGGAGGAAGCTCTCAATCAAAACGACGCGCTGCTCGGCCTCGTCCTTGCGCGCCGAGACGAACGCCCAATAGTGGACCTCGCCGCGTGGGACGCGCCAATCGCCGAACAGCACCTCGTTCGTCGCGACCTTCGTGCTCGTGTGCGACTTGCAGCCACCACGACCGACGCGGGCGACCAAATTGGTCTTTCCCGACGAGTAGAGCCGCTCCAATACGTCCGACCAAAACGGCGTGAGGCCGTGATGGCCGCCGCTCTGGAGCGCAGCGTCGAGTACTTGGAGAGTCGCGAAGGTGGCGGGCAGGGGCCTGTATCAGTTCATTCGCACCTGTCCCTGGTCGGCCACCTTCTTCACTAAAGCCATGATGCAGTCGCCGAACTCCTTCACGGTCGGCACGTCGCCTTTCTCGGCCTGGATGAGTGCTGCGATGGCGGTCATCAGATACGCACCGCGGCCTCCGCGCGGAACGTCGGCGTAGCGAGCGATCAGCGCCGCAAGCTCGTCGGCAAAGTCGTGTTCCCTAGGCTGGCTCATCAGCACTCACACTCCCCTTCGACCTTCACCGCCGACCGCCCGCTCTCGCAGCGCACCGCCAGGCACTCGCACTCGAACGGCTCGCTCACGTCGCTGATGTCGTCGGGCACGAAGTCGTACGTCCACACCTCGAGTAGCTCGTCCGTGACGCCCGCGCACTCCTTGGCACGTTCGCAGCCAGCGCCCTCGAAGACTACCCCATCGACCGTGGCTCGGATCCCGTGGCAGGCCGTGACGACCGTGCCGGCGTTGTGCCAGTCCGGCTCCTGCCCCGGCTCGGAAGCGCCGCCGCAGCCCGCCCCGAACAAGCCCGCCACCAATATCGCGATCGCCTTCTTCATCGTGGTCTCCCTCAGTCCCATCCTACAACCCTCCGCCACTCCTCGTCACTGAGCGCGTCCTGCCGCTCCGAGATGATCTCGTACGCCCGCGCCGCCTCGATGAGCCATCGCCCCAGCGGCAGGTCGCCCGCCTTGGCCAGAGCCCGCCAGCGCCGGATGTCGTCCGGACTGGCGGGGATCTGCACGAGCGTTCGGGGCCCGCGGTGGCGGTCGGGGCGAACGGTCACTCGTCCCGCTCCCGAGCACGGTGAACGTCGGCCTCTGCTTCCGGGTCGGCCTCGTAGCCCGGCGCGGCCCAGTAGGGCACCGTCAGGACGACGCTCTCACGGTCGGTCTCCGAGGCGAATCGCGGCGCGAGGCCCCAGCCCTCGAGCGCCGGGTAGTTGCGGATGTAGGTCTCCGCGGCGGCCTCGAGGCAATCGTCTTGGTCGGGGTCGGCGGGGACGATAATTTCGGCGACCGTCATGCTGCCCTCGCTCTCGCTGCGTAGTAATCCGCGTGGCGGGGGCAGTGCCGCGCCAGCTTACCATCTCGTTTGCGCTTGCCGACGGCCGCGCCGCACGTGAGGCACTGCCGCCGTTTGCGCCGCTGCGCGCGGCCATCAGTTTCGATCTGGCGCCGCTTCGCTGCGCACTCGGCACAGCGCGAACGCCCCGGCTCGTGGAGCTCGGGGCAGTCCTTACAGCGGTCGTCGCCGGGGGCGCGCTGGCTCACGGCGCCGCCTGCGTCAATGTGCATGACAATCCCGCGTCCTCGTACGAGACCCCCGGCGCCTTCCAGACGGGGCGCTTGTGCACGCCGGTCAAGCCGCTCCGCTCCACTGTGTACCGCACGCCCCACACCACTGACACGCCGAGCTCCGTGGCTCGCTCTATCGCGTCGCTTAGCCGCTCGTGTGTGGTCCACGTCCCGGGCTCGCCCTCGACGGTGAAATAATCGAATTTCGTTGCTACAGTGGCCAGCGCAGCTCCGTCTTCGTCCTCGGCCTTCATGAGAGCACCACACCGAGCGCAGCCGAAACCTTGGCCGAGTATTGCGCCGAGAGACGCTCCCGCCTCTTGTAGGACAACCCCTCACCAGCCACGAAAGCGACGCCGTACGAGTCACCCTCGTCCGTCACCGCGACGTACGAGTCACCACCGAAGTAGACTCGGACGTGCGGCTCCGAGGCCTTCTCCGCAGCCCAGACTCGGCCGCCTTCGATCGCTTCGAGCTTGCTCACGATGTCTGCTAGGTTTGCCATGTCGGAATCTCCTCTTCAGGTTCCGGCCGGGCCCGGGAGCTACAACTCGCCGGGCCGACCATCTACCGCCGAAGCCCCTCGGGCTTGTGGCCGTCGGGGCTGGGGAGCCTGTTCTCGCCGGCCGTCGCTAGCAGTCTTTCCCGCTGTCACTGGCTGTGTCCGCCCTGTCTCGACCTCACCTGGTTCGCCGGTTCGCTCGCTAGCCCGTCATCGTCGCCACGGGCTGGGTTCAGCCCGTCTTTCCGGGCCGTCAGTCATCGCTGACACCAATCAATCTAGCCTGTGGTGGTATACCACGCAAGGCTTCAGACGGGTAAATCGGAAAAGCGGAAGCGATTCGTGTGTTTAGACCCGAAGATAGGCCAGCCGACCAACGCAGTCGCTACCACCACGGAGCCGGCTCGAGCGCCGCGCGCAGCAGCCAGAGCGCCATCGCCGTGACGCCCAGCACCAGCGCGCACCGTACGACGAGCTGCTGCCCGTCGCTGAGCCATCGTCCCGGCTCGGGTGCGACCAGTGGCCGCGCCTCGCTGATGTCCACCGCCTCGTCCGCCTCGCGTAGCCCCTCATGCATGCCGGCAAGGTACATGGCATCGGGCGCCCGGACAAGCGCGGACAAGCGCTCCTAGCTCCGCGCTTCCCGGTCCTTCGCCTCTCGCAGCATCCGCTCGATGGGCGACTCCGCTGGCCCGTCTTCGTCTTTGCGGGCCGGGGCGTCCAGCCCGAGCGTCTCAGCACGCCGCTTCAGCAGAGGGACGATGCGGTCGATGGCGGCCAGCTGCCGCTTCTCGAGGAGCACGACCTCGCTCTCGTCCGCGCCTCGTCCAGCACGTTGCGTCAGTATCTCGTCGATCCGGTCCAGGGCACGGTCTAAGCGTGCGACATCTTTCCGGATTTCGTCGTCGCGGGCCACTTCTTATCCTGCTCTACTCAACTGGTCTGACCAGCCTGTGCCACGTTGTGACGGTTGGGACAGGGGTTGTGACGATCCAATCCAGCATCAATTCGGCTCTTGTCACTACCGTCACTACTGTCACAACCTACCCCCTAGAGAGGTGTAATAGTAATATAGCTTGTTAAGGAGATGGTCGCGCAGGTCGTGTCAGGTTGTGCCGTTGTGACAGAAATTCGGCCGGCTGTCCAGCATTTTTGCCTCACTCTCGGCCGATTTCCTTGCGAATCTGCATAGTTTGCTCAACAACGAAAGGTGGAGGCTCAGAAGTAGGATACGCACCCACCTGGTAGTACCTACGCACACGTGCTTCCCCCTCTCGGGTCTGCCGCGCCGTCCAGCCGAGCCGTCTCAGGCAGTTCCCGACGCGGGTCTGAGCCGCCCGTTCCCACTTGCCAGGTTCGAGACCGAGGCAGCCTCCGAGCACGTCCCCGATGGTGAATGGCTCCCGTGCCTTGGCCCAGACCTCGATGCGCCGCTCCCACTCGTCGCCAACGTACCGCTCCTCCTGAGCAGCGTGGATTGCTGGCGCGAGGTCCTCGCTCGGCCACCACGGCTCGCCAGCGTCGTAGTAGTGCTTGGCCTCTGCCCAGATCTGCGCGCGGTCGGACTGCAGCTCCTCGCGAGCAAGCGTGGATACTGTAACCGGCCAGAAGCGACGTGCACCGGTAGCGTCGAGCAGGAAGTGCTCTTCGTTGGTCGTGCCGATGAAGACGGAGGAACGCGATCGGCGAATGGTGAAACGCCCGTACGCGGGCCGAAAGCTGTCCACCGTGCGCGTGACCCAATCCTTGACCCTGGTTCCCGCCGCGCCTCGGAACGCGTCGAGCTCACCGATTTCGACAATCCAGTGGCCTTGGAGAACAGCCGCCGCGTCCTTGTTCGTGATGTCCGGCAGGTTCGCCAGGAAGAACTCGCCGCCGAGGATGCGCGCAGCTGTGCTCTTGCCAGCGCCTTGGCCGCCCTGCAGCACGACGAGATGGTCAGCCTGGCAGCCGGGCGAGAAGATGCGAGCGACGGCGCTGATGAGCCACCATCTGCCGACCGCGTGCGTGTATGGGTCGTCCGGAGCACCGAGGTAGCGCGTGAGCCACGTAGCGGCGCGGGGCTTGCGATCCCATTGGAGGGAGGCGAGCCAGTCGCGCAGAGGATGCCGCTCATTGGCCTTGGCGGCGAGCTCCAAAGCGTCTTGGATGGCCTGCTTCGTGAACGCGATGCCTCGGAGCTTCGCGAGCCAGTGGTGCACGTACAACACGTGGTGGTCCGCGAGCTCGTCGCCAGGCTTGGGCGCGGGTAGTCCATGGAGGTCAGGCACCGGCCTCACCCATCGCATCCGGTCCGCAAACGAATCGTACTCGAGGCAGCCGCGCCACTCTTCGAGGTTCGCGAGTAGTAGCGCCGCGTTGCCTGCGTCGCGAGTGATGAAGCCCTCGGCGTTGCGGCGCAGAAGCTTCGCCCAATCCTCCGAGAGCGACTGGATGGACTGCGTCTTCTGTCTGGCCGCCTCTTCCTCCTCCGGATTGTAGAGAGCGTCGAGCCCGAGCTTTTCGCGCGCCTTGGCCTTAGCCCCGTCGGGCAGCTGGGCAAGCACGTCTTTGAGCGTGCGGGCGCGTTGGCAGTGGCCGTGAGAGCACCAGAACCACCCGACCTTGAAGCCCTGCGTCGGTCCGAAAAGCACGGTGCTCGAGTCGAAGCGCGAGCCGGTTGAATGTTCGTCCTCCCACGGGCAACGCGCAGCCTGCTTGTCGGCGCCGAGCGAGCGCCCGAGCCACCCGGCCGCCTCGAACGCAGCGCCCAGAAACCCATCGACGACGGCGCCCGACGCTTCGTACTGCTTCGCGTCCTTCGTCCCGATGAGGGTCAGGATCCATTGCGGCGCCTCGGCTGGTTGCGGCAGGTCGCGCGGGTGGCCGCCTGCATCCCAGAGGTAGGAGCGGCCCGACACGTGATTCGACGGCGGGACCATGATGTAGCCGCCAGTCGCCTTCAGATCGATGCCGAGGCCCAATACGGAGGATTGGATGTCCTCGCCCTCGGGGAACGCGTAAAGGTAGTGCTGCCCGCCGCCGCCGGTACAGGCCCGGATGGTATCGGGGAGTGGCGCGTAGGCCTTCTCGAGAGCCGCGAGCGTCTCGTCACCGTTGTTGCGTGGGTCCACGTCCACGACCGCTAGGCGGGAGGCGCCGCAAGCGATAGCCCAATTGGCACGGGGCCACCGGCGCAGCCACTCCCGGATCTGCTCCGGATCGGTACTCGCGTTCTTGAACCCGGACGGGGTGCGAGGGTGCTTGCCCGGGTTGCCACACGCCGGGCCCTTGGAGCACGCGCAGTTGCCCTGCTCGTTGATCTCGTAGCAGGGAAAAACGTGCCAGCCGCGCTTGGCGTACGCGAGAAGCCCCTGCTGCCGTTTTGCCTCGTCGAATTGGATCGGTTCTGTCACTGGCACTGGCCTCTCCTCGCCCTCTCAAGTGCTGCTCGAGCCTCTTCGACCGAATGGAAGACCGCCGCGAACCCGCCGCGTGCGCGGATGAGTTCCAGGAAAAGCTTTTGCTCTCGCGTGGTGGTCGCCCCGCCCGTCTTCGCTTCGAGCGCGACGATGCGGCCGGTGGGTGCGAGGATGCCGATGAGGTCGGAGGCGCCTTTGCAGAGACCAGGCTTTGCGCGTGGCTGCCCATCGACGTAGGTGACTTTGGAGTTGGGCCAGAGCGTGAAGTCTTTTTCACGACCCAGCTCGAGGCGGGTCGCTGTGACCAGTTCGGTGTGCTCTTGGGTGGAGCTCATGCGTCTTGTGGTCTTTGCGCTTGGCTGGCAGCTGATTTGACCGCAGCGCTCGGCCAGCTCCCGAACATCTCTTTGAAGCGCACGGAGACGAAGCCGGGCTTGAAGCCCCGTTGGCGCTGGAGCAGGGTGAGCTTCACGTACTCGTCGCGCTGCTCATCGATGCTGGCGTCGCTGATGATCGGCAGCTCGCCGAAGAGCTTCTTGTATTCCTTCTGGACGAAGTAGAGGCTCCAGCCGCGCGTCTTCCCGAGCTGCCGAAGCCGTCGGTACTCCCGCTGCTTCGCGTCACCTGGCGTCGCGGCCCCGGCGAACACCGCCTGCAACTCAAGGTCGTAGATCCGAACGTGCTTCTTCTCTTGCGGCGCCTCGTACCCGCACTCGGGACACTTCCGGTCGTAGCTCGGGAACGTCGCGCCGCACTGAAGGCAGTTCCGGAGCGGCGTCGGGCTGGTGCGCCGGATGCCGTTGCCCTCTAAGCTGTACTCGCGGTCTTCGGTCGGCAGCCCGTGCCGGAGGGTCGCGCCGCTCAGGTCGATGAGGATGGCGTCGGCCTTGTCCTTGTGAGGACGGAGCACGCGGCCCGCCATCTGCAAGTAAGGCCCGACGTGCCCGCAGCTCCGGGCGAGGAGGCAACAGCGGGCCGCCGGCACATCGACACCTTCGGTCAGCGCGTAGACGTTCGTGAGCACGACGAGCCCGCCGCGAGCGAAGCGGTCGAGTAGCTCGTCGCGCTCCGCCTTCTCGGTCTTCGCTTCGATGCACGCGGCTGGGATGCCCAGCTCGCAGAGCTTCTTCGCCGTCTCGTACGCGTCTTCGACGGTCCGGCAGAACCAAAAAGTACGGGCTCCATCGGCGTAGCGTTGCCAGGCTGCGATCGGGTCCTGCGCGAGCCCGTCCCCAGCGAAGTCGGCCGGCGGCTGGAACACCCGGCACGGGACGAGGTGCCCGTCGCGGATGAGCTCCGAGTACTTCGCGGCGACGACGAGCGACTCGAACATGTCGCCCATGGGCCGCCCGTCCTGCCGCTCGGGCGTCGCGGTCAGGCCCAGCACCTTGGCGTGCGGGTAGCTCGCCGCGAGCTGGCTCCAATCGTCGGCGACGTAGTGGTGCGCCTCGTCCAGGATGATGAGGTCGGCCTCTGGCCGGAGGGAGCGAGCGAGCAGCGTCTGGACGGTCGCGACCTGGACGGGAGCGTGCAGGCAGAGCTCTTCCCCGGGTGCGACGAGACCCACATCGAGCACGCCGATCGATCTTCTGAGGCGCTCGGCCGCCTGCCGGATGAGCTCGCGACGGTGCGCGATGAAGACGACCCTTTGGCCTTGGGCGGTGAACCGGACGACGAACTCTTCGGCGAGCCGGGTCTTACCCGCGCCGGTCGGGGCGACGAGCAGGACTCGTCTCGATTTGGTCCACTCCGCGTAGACCTTCTCGACCGTCTCAGACTGGTACGGTCGCAACGGCTGGAGGGCCGTGAGGAGGGTGGAAATGTGTGAGGTCAAGGGCGCCTCTTGCGCCTTCGACTCGGGTCAGCCTCCGTCGCGCCTGCCACCTCCGGATCGAGCGGCCGGAGCAACCGGAGATGCTTCTGAACGGCGCGCTCGAGCTCAAAGCCGTCGAGGCCCTTCGACCAGTAGTGGCGGCGGAGCTCGGCGAGGGTGGGGTCAGGCATTGCCGTCCTCCTCGGGCTGCGCGCTCTGCAGCACCTCGAAGTAGGGCCTCAGCTCGGCGAGGATGCGCCGAACGATCGCCTCCTCGTGAATGTCCGGTGATGCGGTCACGAAGAGCTTCAGCCCGGTCCGCGTGGCCACTATCTCAACGCGGTAGATGTCCCGCTCGGAGGCCCGAGCCAGGGCGTCGAGGCACTCGCGGAGCCGGACGGGGCTCTCCTCTTCGAGTCGCTCGGGGTCAGGCATTGCGCACCTCCGCAAACGGCAGGACTTCCTGGCTCAGGCGCTTCGCTGCGATCTCGCAGTAGCGCTCCTCGATTTCGATGCCGATGGCACGGCGGCCGAGGTCCTTCGCGGCGCGCAGGGTGGTGCCGCTACCCATGAACGGATCGATGACAGTCTCGCCCGGTAGCCAGCCGATAAGCCGCTTCATCAAGCGAAGCGGCTTCTCGTTCTTATGGAACCTGTGTCCCCAGGTAGGGATGATCGGCTCTAGCCAGACGGTGGTTTCGAAGCGAAGTGGAGTGACGCCGGACTTGGCGAACACCCAAATCCGCTCATCTTGCATGGCGGCCGGGCACGGAGGGCCGACGTGAGTGTCCTTGGCCCAAATGAGCTCACATCGCAGCGGGTAGGGGAAAGACGCGGCTACAGCCTCTCTCATCCGCCAGTTGCCAAACCACGCAACCAGCTCGGCGCACGCCGCCACTGATGCGCCCCAGGCGGGGTCGATCTTCGCGTCCCAATCAGAAGGGGGGTGGTACGTGTTGTTCCCACGCTTGCCCCGCCCCGGCAGATCCAACATCGGCGCGTCTTGGATACCGAACGGTGGGTCCGTAACAACGATGTCCGCGCGCAGGGAGGGGAGGACTTCGAGACAATCCCCGTGGAAGATCGTGACCCCACCGTGCTCGTAGTACGGCGTCACGCGAGCACCTCACCGGGGGCATTGGCCCCCCAAAGAACCTCTGCTACTCTTGCTCTCTCCGCGTGCTCGGCGAGTGTGCTGGCCCACTCGAAAGCCTCGGGATCATCGTCCGTTGGACATGCATCCAACCGTGCATCCGCGCAGGGTGCGAGTTGATGAATTCCCGGTGTTTCGAATCCCCCAGTTTCCCCGATTGCCCCTGCTTCTCTCGGTGTTTCGCTACTCTCACTGGTTCGAGTCCAGGCTCTGGAGCCAGAATTAGAGTGATTTAGAGAACTCCCGTCAACCGGCCCGTCATTCGGCGCGTAGCAGACGGCGAGCACTGCGGAGCACAGTTCGGCCCAGTCCCGAGTGGTGTACCGGTCGATGATCGTCCCCTTGGGGTTGTGCGTGACGAGCTCGACGATCTTCGGGTCGGCGCCACCGCGGCGGGCGAACGTGATGAACGTGTGCCGGCTGGAATGGATGGACCGGTTCGTGACCTTGGCCGCCGAGCACGCCCGGACCCATGCCTTGTACGCCGCGTTCTTCGTCATCGGCTCCGGGTCGCACCCTGGCATCAGGCGGGGGACGATGAGGTCGTTCGGGCCGGGCCGGTGGAGGAAGTGGAACGACCAGCGCTCCCGCCAGGCTGCAAGGGCGTCGGCCAGCTCCGGATGGACCGGCGTGACGCGTGGCCGCTCGGTCTTCAGGGCCTGCCCTTCGTACTGCCGCTCGATGGTGAGCGCGCCGAGGGGGACGGGCTTCTCGTCCCAGTCGGACCAGCGCAGGCCGCAAATCTCTCCGCACCGCGCCCCGGTGTAGAAGGCGAGCGTGTTCCAGATCCGCTCCTTCTCCCCGACCGCGGGACCGATGAGGGCTAGCACTTCGTCCGCGTCGTAGGGCTTCCGCTTCACGCCGGAGCGCTTCAGCGTGCCGTGTGGGACGATGTAGGGGCTGGTCGTCAGCACGTCTTGGATGACCGCGTCGCGGAACATCACCCGGATGATCCCCATTACGTTCGACACGGACTTTGCCGAGAGCGTCCCCCGGCTCATCTCGTCGATGAGCTTGATGATGTGCCTGGGGCGAACCTCTCCCATCTTCAACGAGGCGAACCACTCGACGGAGAGCACGTGCCGCTTGACCAGCGCGCGCTCGTTCTCAGCAGACCGATTGTCCCGGAGCTCGAGCCACCGGTCGGCGAACGCCTTCACGCTCGCCACGTCCGTCAGTTCACCCGGCCGGAACGTCCCCGCCTTGACCTCGCGCTTACGCTGCTTGTCGAGCAGCTCCGCTTCGCGCCGGTTCGGGCCGACGAGCTCCCAGTGATCACCGCCCGCCCATGAAGTGAGCACGCCGTAGACCGTCCGGTTTTTGCGCTTACGCGGCACGACCGCCATCGGACCCTCCCTTCTGCTTTTCGATCCACGCGAGCACGTCTGCTCGAGCAAAGCGGTAGACGCGCGGCCCGAGCCGGAGGGCAGGGAGGCCTTGGCGCTCGACTGCTTTCCTGACGGTCGGCTTGCTCACTCGGAGCAGGGCGGCAACATCGGCGAGGGTTAGATATTCGTTTTCGCTCACGCTGCATCCCCCTTCACCGCGAGCCGCCCCGCAACGCGCCAATACGTTGCGACGCGCTGCTCGAGCGTCTTCCAATCGGTCCCGCACTTGCGCCCGGCGTACCCGGTGAACCAGCCCCGCGGGTGCCCTCCGCACTGCCACGACTTCGACAGGATCTTCGCCGCGGCCACTGCGCTCCGGTCCGTCGCCTCTTGGTCGAGGCCGACCAGCGCGTTGCCGTCTTCCCGATTCCGCGGCTCGACCTGCCAGACGCCGAACGCGGCGCCGCCTCCGCATGTCCCGGGCCGGCAGTTCCCCGCGTGCACGTCGGTGCAGTAGCGGGACTCGTTGTAGCCGATCGCGATCATCATCGCGTAGAAGCTCACGTCGTCGCGCCACTTCACGGAACGGCGCGCCTTGCGCAGTGACTTCGCGATCGTCGCGTACTGGGCGCGCTTCGACTCACGCGGGAGGTGACGATCGGCGTAGCAGGCCGGGAGGCGCTCGAGGGCGTGGATGAGCGTGGCCTCCGGAATCACTTCGCCCTCCTGCAAACCGACCCGCACATCTCGCCGCCGGAGCGGATGCATTCGACACGATGGCGGTGCTCCGCGTATGCGAGGCAAGCAAGAAGGCCGAGGAATGAGATCGAAACGCCCAGCAAGATCTTCTCGAACCGGTCCAACTTCGGGAACTTCATCAGTTCATCCTCGCCTTCATCACATCCGCCCACGCCTGGGCCCTGCCGCGCTTCCCCTCGACCTCCGCGAGCAGCGAGGCCCGCTCTTCCATGAGCGACTCGATGGTCGCGCTCACGCAGTCGAGCTCGACGCGCTGCACCTCGGTCTGCCGCTTCAGCTCGACGGACTTGCACCACCAGAAGATGGCCAGGCCGGATGCGATGGCGAGGGCGAGGGTCGTGGTCACTGGGCACCTCCGATGAACCGACCGAGCTGCCAGCGTAGCGATCGCGGCACGGACACACGGCGAGGCTCCAGCCCAAGAGCTTCGATCTCGTCCAGCACGAGGTCGTCGAGTTCGCAGATGTGCGCGACGGGCACATTGCCGCCGAACGAGCAGCCGGCAGCATGGACGAGTTCGTGACGAAGCCAACGAGACATCCGCGCAGCCCGCTTGTTGTCGTGGCGGCGGCTCACTTCCGCACCTCCGCCCTCATCTCCCCGACCTTCCAAACCGCGAATCCCGCAGAGCCGAGGGACAGGCCGAGAGCGGCGAGGACGAAGAGGCGGAGGGCCATGGTCACGTTGCCTCCTCGCAAGTCCCCGGCCGCCGCACGCGGTTGCCGTCGTTGTCCACGACGATGATCGTGTGGGCTCGAGATAGAACCTGAAAGTCGAAGAGCGCCGGGACGAGCTTCTCGAGTCGAGCGCCGTACTCGCCTTCCCACCAGCAGCGGAACTCGCGGTTCTCGACCTTGCCGAGGATTGCTTCCGGCGTGCAGGTCTCAACAACCCAGTTGTCGCCCCAATCGCAGACGCGGACGTACCGGTCGATTGCGCGCACCCACCTGAACCCGAGGCGTGACGCACGGAGGTAGTGGCCGAACTTGGGCTGGGTCACGTCCGCTCCTTGTCCGGCCCGTTCAGCCCTATCGAGCAGATTCGCGAGATGCGGAGAAATGTCTGCGTGGCCTCGTAGTCCTGCCCGAGCTGGTTGGCGGCGAAGTCGGCTGTTGCCTGCGCACCGATGAGCTGCGTTTGCATGCGCTTCACCTCGAGGAGCAAAGCGTCGTAGGCTCGACGTGAAACTGCATCGGCAGGCCCCCGCGCCGCACGGTTCGCCTCGGCTATGCGTTGGACCAGCGCCACGCACTGACCGACACACGTCTCGCAAACCCCGCTCGGGTCCCGGAAGCAGGCAGCGCAGATCATCGCCTGACCCTCCCCCACGCATCGATCGCCTCGACCGTCCCGGCGATGCAGAGGAGACCGAACGCGGCGACGGTGACGAGCGGGAGGGCTGCGACGATGAGAACGTGGTGGCGCTTTTTCATGTTCAGCCCTGCACACCCGCGAGGGTTACGAATGCGCAGCGGCGCCAATCCGCGCAGCATGACGGTGCGCACATACGCAATCGGTTTAGTTGGCCTTGTTGGCCAATTTGGATCAACGGCTGTTCAGCCATCAGCCCGTCTTCCCGAACTCGGTGGGTTGCCAACACAGCGTTGCGCGGTGAAACGCAGCGAGATCAACGCGTGCCATCACGGGCCAAATCCACGATGGAATGCGCCGTTTCCCTTCGCAGAGATCCACGAGGAAGTGCACGTCGATGTCGTTCAACGAGTCGGCGATCGCGCGCAGGCTGAGCTGCATTGCGCGCCGGTCGTTCACCCACGAAACGAACGCGGTACGCGACTTGCTCTCGTCTACCTCTCGCATTGACCTACGAGCCATCACCGGAGGGAGAGCGCGGATCTCGGACTGGAGCGCTTGCCGTTCAGCTTCGACAGCTGCGAGGCGCGCGCGAAGAATTGCGTCGCTCACTTGAGCCCCTTCGCCCGCTCGAGCGCGGAGAGGATGGCGGAAGGCTCGTCGGCGAAAGCGCCGGACATGAACACCACGCCAAGGTCGTACGCGTCGTGGAGCTCGATGCGAACGACGCGACCGTCAGCGTAAAAGCTTCGCTCGTAGTACCTCCCCGGCTCTTCCACGAGCCAGGCGGCGAGTTGGACTCGAGCCTCTTCGAGCGTCACGCGGCACCGGACTTTCCGGGGACGGGCGTGCGCTCGGAGGCGGGCTCCTCCTCCTTGAGCCGAATGTCCCAGAGCCGCCAGCCGATGCCGTACAGCTCCTCGAGTTTCGCGCGGTTCTTTGGCTCTGGTGAGCGGTCGCCTGAGCGCCACCGGCCAGCAACGGACTGGTCCACGCCCACCTGGTCCGCGAGCCGCTTGGCGCTGCGCTCTGGGAAAAGCTCACGGAGCCGCTGGGCCCCTCTGTTGTCTCCGGTGCGAGGTTTCACGTCACCGCATCGTGAGTCACGTGACATTGAAAGTCAAGTGCCATTCTGGGGGCGGGGGTGACAGCTCCGAATGTCAGGTGACAAGATGGGGTTGATGCCGCGCGCTGCTCAAACGAGGCGCAAGCCGACGAAGTCCGAGGCGCCAGACGTGCCCGAGGAGCTTCGCGGGTTCCCGGAGCGACTGACGGCTGCCCGCACGTCGAATACCGACAAGGGTCCGACGGAGCTCTCGATCAATACCTCTAGGTTAGAACGCGGCATCCGCGTCCGCGGGATGACAGCACTCACGGCAGTTAGACTCGCGCGCGAGCTCGGCGTGTCGGTGGGCTACTTGCTGGCCAATGAATCACCGCCGGAGCAGCAGCCGCGCCGCCTACGTCGAGATTCGGCACCCATTCGCGCGGAGCAGCTCGACGAGCTCAGCGCGTCCGTCCGTCCTGGCGAGAAGTAACCCTGAGCGGTTAGCGACTAGCTCCACTAGGGACCACTCGCCGATCACCTCGGCCACAAGTTCGACAGCACCGGATTTCCGAAGGCCGTAGACCTTCGCCATCCAACGCTCGCCGACACGACTGATTTCTACGAAAGCCCCCTGCATTTACGGGGAAACTTGCAACGCCCGGGCCAGCGCGTCTAGACGCGGGACGGGGGTTTAGGGCGAGCCACTGGGGCACGGCGCCCCAAGGGTCCGGATGTGCTCGCAGCGGCCGGCGGGCCTATTTTGCTGGACACATTGCGAGTCACTTGACACTGAATGTCATATGACTCAGGATGGGCTGGTCAGCACGGAGACCCAATGAACACCCCAACGCGCCCAGCCACTGCCGCCGACCTTGCCCCGATCGAACGCGTTTACCTGACCCCGCCGAAGCTGCCGACCGGCCTCGTGTGGCTCGCCTGGCGCGACGGCGACCGCGACGGCCCGTTCCTGTCGGAGGAGCAGGCGGAGGCGGCGCTGCCCGAGGGTTACCGGATCACGGAGAGCGGGACGTTCGGCTGCGACGACGCGGACGAGGATGGGGTGTCGTTTTGGATCGGTGGGTTTGTGGAGGTGGTGTCGTGAGCCGACGCGAAACGAAGGACGACGGTGCCGGCCGCCGGGCTGTGCCGCGACATATCCGCATAGGGTCGGCGGCGGCATGCGGTGCCGATAAGCGGACTGAAGGCGGCTACATGATGTGGTTTGTTGAGCATCGCGTCAGCGTCACCTGCAAGCGCTGCCTCGCGTCGCTCGCCAAGCGTGACGGCGCGTTTCGGCGGAAGTGCAGACACCACTTCGCCGCCGCACGAAGAGAGGCGATCGGTCGTATTGGCCTCGATCGCTACGATGAGCTTGGCGTTTCTGCGCAGAAGGCCCGCGCCGCTCGCGCCATCGCCGCCGAAGAGGGCCGGTCGTGAGCGCGAAACTCGAAGTGCACGAGCACTACATCATCAGTGGTCCGAACGCGCACAAGACGTGGCTGAACAAGTTTTCCCACTCGCACGAGGGAGGCGACAAGCCGCATGAGCACGATGACGGCGTGCATCGGACCGGTCCTGGCGCCTACACGATCGACAAGGACGACTGGTTTCTACGCACCGGTCTCCGTGGCGGCGGACGCAAGAAGTTCACCAAGAAGGCGGCGGGGCAGCAGATGCCGCTCGTTCACATCGAGCCGCCTCGCATCGATATTGTGATCGTAGGTGATGGCGGGGTAGCGGCTGCGCGTGGCGCTTCCGGCCCCGGCTTGGACCCTGTTCACCGGATGCAATTGGCCATGAAGGCAAAGGTGGCGAGCGTCACGCACTTCCCAGACCCGAGCTCGAAGGTGGCGTCGTGAAACACACCCCCTCCACCCGCGCCCTCATCGGCTGCCTCGCGCTGGACGACGGTGCGTCGCTGAACAAGGCGCTGAAGCTCGCTGGGTACCGAATCGACCTCGCTTCCCCGGTGCTCTTCAAGCGTGGCCGCTGCTACCAGCCGCCCACTGAGGGCTGGCGCGTCGTCACTCGCGACGGTCGCATCGTCCGCGTCAGCGGGAGCGCTTGGGGTCTGTCCATGTGGATGTTCAAACTGGGCCGCAAGCTCCGGCGCGTTGTCGGGGAGAGGCCGATTGCCGCCAAGCGCCTGCAAGCGCGGCGGGAGAGGGAAAGGGTGGCGTCGTGAGCGCCGGCCTCTGCGTGTTCGGCTACTGGAGCCCAGTAGTAGAGGTGCGGCGACTTGTTCTGCGCACGCTCGGACCTGCGCTGCTGCGCGTTGCGTTCGGCTATGCGGAGATTGCGAGGCGCCGATGACCTACCGCGTCCGCTACGGCTACTGCCTGAGGAATGTGCGCCGCTTCGACGCGTTCGCGGAAGCACTCGCGTTCTACCGCACGGAGCCAGGTGGCCTGTGTGGACAACAACTGCTCGGCGACGCGGTCGATGCGGACTGCGTTGACGGGGAATTTCGGATGACGAGTGACGGGCTGACTGAAGACGAGCGGGAGCTCGTGGAGGGGTATTGATGGCAACGATCTGGAAGTTCACTCTCCCGATGCGGGACGAGTTCACAATCGAGATGCCGCGAGGCGCTCGGCTGCTGTGTGTCCAAACGCAGGGCAATCAACCGTGCGTCTGGGCTCTCGTGAATGAAGAGGCGGAGATGGAGACACGGCGGTTCGCCATGCGCGGCACTGGGCACGATGCTTCGGGCCTGACGGCGGAGGCTGATTACGTCGGAACGTTTCAGCTTCACGGCGGCACCCTGGTTTTCCATCTGTTCGTGAGGTTGTGATGGGCTGGTTCTACTTCTTCGCCTGGGACGCGGTGTGCACCGTGTGGCGCGATCGCCGCAGCTTGATTCTGGCGGTGCTGTTCATCGCGGCGGCGGTCGGGTTGCTGGCTGCCGTCGGGACGGGGATTGACCCGGTGCCTTGGGGGGAGCCGTGAGCGAGCGCCACGATGAAGCGATCGAGGAGCTGCGCGAGCTGCTCTCCGACATTCGCGTTGCGGCCGAAGATACCCACTACGGGTTCTTCCTCGGCGGTGACCCAAACGACTTTGCGCCTGACCCGGAAGCCTCGACCGAGGAGGAGCGGGTGCGCCACAAGGAAGCGTGCGTGGCATGGCCGAAGGTTCTGCATCCGGCGCCGCACTGCACTCTTGGCGGCACACTGGCTGCGGCGGCTCCGGGCTTCGGATTCGGCACGACCGTAATCAGTGACCCTCGCGCTGAGGATTGGGCCGAGCGCCTAGAGCGATGCATCGACCGACTCGAAAGGAACGAGCCATGACCACCCTCCGCGACGCCGCAATCCAGTGGCTCACGCCGATCGCCGCGGTTCGAGCGCCCGTAGAGGATTGCGTTGACGCCCTCGCCACCCACGCCTCCGACGTAACGCTGCGGGCGCTGGAGGAGCTGCTTCGGGCACGCATGGAGCAGCCGCACGTGCCGCCGTCGGAGCAGGCTGTCCTGTATGTGTTGATTCGGGTGTTGGAAGGGAGGCCGAGGTGAGCGAACCATTCGATCTACCACCGCCGCTGGCGAGCGCCGCCGAGAGCGAGAGTTACCTTCGTGAGCAGATTGCCAGCTTGAGCGCAACTGAGCTGAAGCTGATGCGCTGGTGCGTGCTCACTGTGTCGAAGGGGTTCGTCGCTGTCCACGAGGGACAGGCGGCTGCGTGCGATCTGATGGACAAGCTCGACCCGCGAAGGGAGCTCCGGTGATGGGCCGGGGTGCCGATGTATTTCAGCATGCTAACCGCGTCTTGCGGGAGCTCGATGCGATGCTGGCGGGTAGCCCGGCTGCCATCCTGGCTCACGTCGAGAAGCAAAGTGACGCGCTGTGGCAGTCACTGTTCGACGCGGCCGACTCCACGCCGTACTCGAAGGCTGCGCGGGAGCTCGTCCTCGGTGAGCTCAGGAGGCGAGTTAGCGAGAGGCGTCGGAGACCATGAGCCCGCGCAGGAAGGAGTTGGCCATCAAGCCCCAGTGCATCGCGTGTGTTCACCATCCGCGGCATGGCGTGGACATGGGCGACGGCACGGAGGTCACCTTCTGCGAGGAGCACTGGAATGTGCTCGGCGAGCGGCTCGTGGAGGCTGGGCACATTTACGACGAGTTGATCGCGAGGGGAGTGCACGCGAGGTTCGCGGTGCACCTGGCCTCCACCTGGAGGAAGTCGTGATCTCCCCGACCCTCGCCGACCGCCTCGCCCGCGCGGCCAATCGTCTCGCGCGATTCACGGTGCAAGGCGATGCCGAAGCGGCCGGCCGCGAGCTCGAGCGAATCGAGATCATCGTCCGGGAGATGCGGGAGCAGCGGGAGGTTGACTATCACGACGCCCAACTGACGAAGAGGGTCACGACGGAATTAGGTACCCGCTTCTGGGAGAGAGGCACCTGAACAGTCATGCAACCGCATCGAGTCCAAATTGTCCGAGTCGTCGAATCGGTGCTGAGCATCGAAGTCGAGGCTCAAAACCCGCGCGAAGCTGAGCGGCTTGCACGTGAGCGGGTGCCAGCCGACGGCTCGGAATGGATCGTTGTGAACCGCGAGGTCTCGGTGGCCGTGGAGGAGCAATGACTGAGGTCAAGCCGGGTCTCTATCTCAGCGGTGCCGTGGACTACGCGACCATCCAGGCCGTGAACTTCTCCTCGCTGAAGGAGATCCTCACGTCGCCGCGGCGCTACCGACACCGGCTAAAGAGCCCACGCCCCTCGACAAAGAACATGCGGCTCGGGACCGCTGCGCACACCGCCGTTCTGGAGCCCGAGCGATTCATGATCGACTACGCGCTCTTCAGCGGCAAGCGACGCGCCGGCAAGAAGTGGAAGGAGTTCCAGGCTGCCAACGACGGCAAGCAGATCATCAAGACCGACGAGTACAAGACGGCCATCGCCATTCGCGACGCTGTCCGCCGGGACGCTTGCGCAATGCGGTACCTCGAGGCGGGTCACCCCGAGGTTACAATCGTCTGGGATGACACGGAGACGGGAGTTCGCTGCAAGGGCCGACTCGACTGGGTGTCACAAGACCCGTCCGACGTGGTCGTGGATCTGAAGGGCGCAGCGAACATCGAGTCGTTCGCATTTTGGCGGTCGGCCGCTCGACTCCTCTACCACGCGCAAAAGGCGTTCTACCTGGACGGATTCAAGGCGGCGGTTCCGGGCTCCGACCCGAAGTCAAAGGTCGTCGCGGTCGAGTTCGAGGAGCCGCATGACGTGGTCGTCTACAACATGACGAACGAGGTGCTCGATAAGGGCCGCGAGGAGTACCGGTCGATGCTCATCCGGCTCGTCGAGTGTGAGCACAGGCGCGAGTGGCCCGGCTACGCGAACGGTTGCGAAATGGATGCGCAGCTGCCGGCGTGGATGATGACCGAAGACGACGACCTCGAGTCTCTCGGCCTGGAACTACCAGGCGCAGCCGAATGATCAACGCCCACGGTCATTGCGACCAAGGCATGCAACCAAGAACGGAGAAACACATGGCACTTACGAAACCTGTCGATTGGGACGAGCTCTACCCGGGACGCTTCATCAAGGCCGGCGAGTTCAAGGGCAAAAGGCCCACGCTGACCATCAAGGACGTGGACCTCGACAACCTCGTCGGCGACGACGGTAAAGAGAAGGTCAAGGGCATCGTCTCGTTCGTCGAGACCCCCAAGCAGCTTCCGCTCAACAAGACGAACGGCATCTGCTTGCGCGCGATGTTCGGTCGCAAGCTAGCCGAATGGGTCGGCAAGCGCGTCATTCTGTTCGCCGACAAGTGGAACGGCGAGGAAGCGACGCGCGTCTGGGGCAGCCCGGACATCGCGGAGCCGATCGCCGTCGAGGTGAAACTACCGCGCAAGAAACCCATCCCCATGACCATGCACACCAAGGCGGACCAATGATCCAAGCATTCGTAACAGGCAACATCGGCAACGACGCGGAGATCCGCCAGGCCGGGAACACCTCGGTTTGCAGCTTCAGCGTCGCGTCGTCCAAGAAGAAAAGGGGCGGCGAGGAGACCACGACATGGGTGCGATGTTCGCTTTGGGGCAACCGCGGCGAGACGCGCGTTCAGCATCTCACGAAGGGTAAGCGTGTTGCGGTCGTCGGCGAGCTCTCAACGCGGGAGTACAACGGAAAGACCTACGTCGAGCTGAACGTCGCGGAGATAGACTTCATGGGCGGAGGAAAGCCGGTTGGACCGCCAGCGGCTTCACGTGGCTCCGCTCCCCCTTCGGACGACGACCGCTTCGCGCCGGAGACGGCGGGCGGAGACGGGGAGATCCCCTTCGCTCTGTCCTGCTACTCCGCAACCGAATTGTGGTGGGATCGATGATCTGGCTCGAAGGCTTCGTCCCGCCGGACTGTGGCCCCGCCCAACCCGAGCCGGTGGAGTACTACGGCACCTGTCCGCCGAAGGAAGAACTCCCTAGCAGCCTGCCCGATGGGGCGGTCTGGAATTGGAACGGCGGGTACCGACTCTTCGGCGTCGAGCTGAGGCATGGGCTCTACCGGGTGCAGAGCTCAGATCGGCTCGACGGCTCCGAGTTTGAACAGCGGCGCCTCTACGTCGAGCCAGGGGAGCTCGACTGGACCCGCATCCCCCGCCCGCACAAGACGCCTCCGCCCCAGGGCGGTTCTGAATCTGCCCTAACAGATGCCGCCCGGGCTCATTCACCCGAGCGCGAAGATCCCCCTGGTGCGGAGGCACAAGCGAAGCAGTGCGCGACGTGCGGACAGCACAACGCTCCGGGCCTCGACTACGACGGGAGGCCCATCTGTCAGGACTGCGCGGGGGACGCGGCGCGGCATGCGTTGTTGGACGTGCCGCGGGAAGAACTGCCGGAGCGCATCGCCTCCGCCAAGCGCGCCGCACCTGAGCAGCGCCACCCGAGCGATTGGGACGCGTGGAGCACGGCGGGGTGGGAGAGCTGATGGCGCGCAGGAAACCGCCGTTTCGGCTGAAGCACAGGAACGGGACCTACTACCAGCGCATGTCCGCGGTTGGGCCGATGTTCGGTGGCACCTGGTCGCAGGCAGCGACGTTCACGTCTGTGACGGCGGCACTTGTGGAGCGAGCGGGACACTGGGCGTTCGTCGGGAGCCACGTCGAAGATGCGGAGGGCAGGGGTGGCGCCACCCATCGCAACGAAGGAGACGACGAGCCGTGACGGACCCGAGAATCAAAGAACTGATCGACTCAGTACAAGGCTTCGACCTGGTGCGCGACGGCGGCCCCGAAGGCATGGCGACGCGAATCCTCTCCGCCCTCGACCGCCTCGAGCAGAGCCGGGCGGAGAAGGCGCGGGAGATTGCCGACAATGCACTGCGCGCTCGATCGCCCGCGGCGTGTGCCGACGACCTGGCCCTCCTGTCCGACGCGCTCCGGGAGATCCGCCGCGTGCTCACCGCCCCGCCGCCCGCGCAGGAGGAGAAGCCTAAGTTCGAGTTCCCCGAGCAGTCCAAGTTGGACGGGTACACGGAGCACGCGGAGGCCGTGCCGGCCCTGATGAATGACAAGCCCGAATCCGAGCGGCTGCTCGACGAGGCGGATTGCTCTGTATGCTTAGGCGAAGGCGAGCTCTACCGCAACGGCAAGGGCTGCGACGCTTGCGGCGGGTCGGGTTGGAGGAGCGACGAGACGGGACGCGAGGGGCTGAGGCTTCTCGATGAGGCGGAGGAGATTCTCCGCGACGACGTTGAAGGCAAAGACGGGGGAAAGCTCAACGCCACGGAGCGGAAGCTGTTCGAGCGAATCATCCGCGCCCAGCGCCTCGCCGCGAGGGGGAAGGAATAACGCTATGGGTTCTCACATCATCGACGGCGAGTTTCAGAGCGACAAGTACCCTACGACCCCGCGCGGCAAGGTGCCGCTATCGGTCAAGGACCCGACCGCTCAGGACTTGCTGTGGGAGTACGCGCAGCGGCGGCGCTCGGTGGACGCGGAGTTCTCGGACGACTTAGAGCAGTCGCTAATCACCAACGGCTATTCAGCCTCGGGGTCTCCGTTCGCTGTACTCTCTGCCGCGCTCTCGCTCTTCCCCGAGGGTCGCGTCCACCGCTCAGCGCGTCGGGTTACGGAGCTAATGCAACGCCTGGGTGATGCAGTGCGAGCTTACCGCCTCGCGCTGAGGGGTAAGTAATGGCGCGGCAAGGCGTCTGGCTGCACGAGTGCCGCTCGCTGAAGATGAACAGGCGCTGGGGACCCTGGGTACCGTTCGCCTTCGGCAGTCGGAGCAAAACGACGGCCAAGTCGTGGCTCGAAGACGGCACGCCGTACATCCAATACCGCGCCGTCCGCTACGTCCGCGCGAGCGGGAGGGGGCGGTGATGGCGGACGCGAAGTGCCGTCACTTTCGCGGCATCCAGTACGCGACGTGCCTCACTGGCGTCTCGCTGGAGACGCTCACCAGGCCGCTCCCATGCCTTCAGCTCACCGAGAAGGCTCCGCCGGACACATGCCCGAAGCGCGAGTGGATGACCGACGAAGACCATGCCGCGCGCGAGCGCGAGGTGGCAGCGTTTGCTGAGCGTGTCGGTCGGCTCTGGTCACAGGGGCTTTGCTATATCTGCGAAAAGCCTATCGAACCGTCGAGGACGGTCGGTAGCTGCATGTACGGAGCTTGTGGCCACCGCATAGGAGCGGTGAGCCGCGCCCGGGCGGGGAAGGGGAGGAAGTAGATGGCCGACCCTGCAATCATGCGCCGACTGCACGAGGCCATCGCGTCACACGCGGCAGCAATCGAGGACATGTTCACCGAGCCGGTGAAGATCACGGTCCTGGTTCGCAACCCTGCCTATCCGGAAGGGGCGAGAGATGTGCTGGTTTCGAATGATGACTACCAGCAAGCAATCGCAGCCATCCGCACGGTCATCACGACCGGGGAAGAGGTGGAGTGATGCCTTCCCCGCCCGCCCCGAAGTTCGAGCACGACGCACGTTGCTGGTCCCTAGCGGACCGCGAGTGCGGACTGTGCGACTGCTCAGCGCTCAGCAAGCAATCGGCGTACGACCTCGGGTGGAACGAGGCGGTGGCCGAATGCCTCAAAGAGAATCTTCGACAACAACAACAGGAGACCGACAATGCCCGAAGGACTGGAAGCGCCGAAAACCGAGATCAATATCGAGACCCACGACCTGACCGAGATTCGAATGGTGATCGAGGGGATGCTGAAGGGGCTGAACGCTGGCCCGAAGTCGCGAGCGCGGTCGCTCGTGATCACGAAGCTCGAGGAAGCCTCGATGTGGGCGTGCGAGGGCCTGCGGACGGAGTAGACCAGGACGAGCAACGCCGCCTCCTCTCCGCCGCCTCCCGCGAGTCCCGCATGGCCCCGGTCGTCGAGGCGGCGATTCGTTGGTACGACGCCGGGCTGGGAAGTCGGGAGGACGCGGAGTCCGAGGCTGCGCTGATGAACGCGTTGTATGCGTACCTCAGCACGCCCGAGGGCGAAAGGATTGAGGATGTCCGATAACAACGCCAACGAGCGCGCCTATCGAACGATGCCTAACGTTGCTTGCTCAGTGTGCCTGGAACCCACAATCAATGAGGGCACTCGGCTCTGCAATGCTTGTTGGGAGCTGAAGCGGGGGTTGCGGCGTGCTTCGGAGTTGATGCGACCCGGGCACGACATCAGCGTCAAGAGGAACATCCTGAAGCTGCTGGCGGAAACCGTCATCGACGGAGTCAGCTCGTGACCGACCAGACCCACGAGGAGCGGATGCGGGAGCTGCGGGAGCGCCTGGACGCGGTGCTATTGAGCGAGCGCACGGAGTCGGTTCGTGACGCCCTCGCCTACGCCGACGAGCTCCACGCCGAGCTCGAGGCGGCGAAGCGCGAAGCGTCGTACCAGCGCATGACGCGCGACGTGTTCGAAGAGAAGCTAAACGAATACATCGACAAGGTCAGAGACGCAGAGCGCGATCTCACTTCCGAGCGGGAGGCGAGGCGGAGGGCGGAGGCTCTGCTTGACGATGTAAAGCAAGCGGCGAGCGAATCAGCGGCGGACACCTACTACCGGCGTGACCAATGTGACGCGGGCGAGCACTGGCAGGTCGCGCTCGAGGACATCGTGGCGCGCATCGACAAGGCGAAGGAAGCGCCGAGCGGGGAGACGAAGGAATGCGGCCCGTGCCTCGGTACCGGATATCGGACCGCTCGGGGCGGTGATTGTGAGACGTGCCGTGGCACCGGCCGCGTGCCGGCGAAGGAGGGCGAACGTGGCTGACGTGAAAGAAGACAACGAGCCGTACCCCTTCCGCGGTCCCGCGGCGATGATCCGCGACTACAAGCAGCGCGCCGAATCCGCCGAACGCGAGCTCGCCGAGGTGAAGGCCGAGAACAAGCGCCTGAAGGACATCATCAACAACGCCATCTTTCAGATGAAGGGCACCGCGTTGGACGCGGCAGTGGCGAAGCTCACGGCCCTCGAGGCGCACGTGCCCGCCATCGTCTTCGGCCTCGAATTCACCATCTCGGACCGCTCCACGCGCACCAACAAGAGACCGGCGGAGCGCGCCGCGTTGGCGGCGTTACAGGCGGCATTCCCGCACGTGAAGGAGACCCGCTGATGGACTGGGACGAGGTTTACCTGGTTGGATATTGGCGAGGCGGGACGCCGCACCTCACGGCGTGGGACGGGCCACCGACGAAGGACTTCGTCGTCTTCGGCTGCGATCAGCCTCCGATATGGAACGCGCGCGTTCCGTCCGGAGCGACGGTCGAGCTCATCCCGGAAGGAGAAGACCCAAGGCAGTACGCGGAGTCGCGCGGCGGTGTCCACGCGGTCGGCTGGGTGGTTCCGAAGAGAGACCGGGCGGCGGAGAAGCCGTGACCCTACTGCCCGCGAAAGTACCCGATGATGGCCGGAAGCCGAGCAGCCAATTACGCACTTGGGCAGTCATTCAAGTTGTCCTTTTCGATTGTGGCGACGGGGCTCACCACCACCCTGCGAACTTCGACCCGGGCACAGCGATGGCGGCAATCAGCGCTAAGACGACGACCGGCCTGGACCACGGCGGCAGCGCGTTCAGCACTGCGATGAGTCCTCGGGCAGGCGACGGCACGCTCGTGCTTTTCGGCGGCGCTTCCGTTCGCGACACGGCGCGCTGGTTGATTACGTCGGACAGCTCGTCTTCGCCCGCTGAACGCATCTCGGCACGCACTTTGAGTCGCTCGATGGCGAGCCGCGCTTTCTCTTCGTCACTCACCGTGGCCATTCATCATGTCCTTCCGTAGCTGCCTGAACAGGTCGTCGATGAGCCGTGTCAGCCCGCGGAACTTGTCGTCGATGACGCGACCCTGCCGGTCGCTCGCGTCCTTCATCCCGACTCTGAATATTTCGATCTGATTCTCGATGGTCTGTTGAGCGCGGTGGACGACGGCGAACTGGCGCTCGAGTTCCCCGATCTTCTCGTCTTGTTGCGCACTGCGCGCCTTCTGCGCGGCGAGCTGTGCTTGCTGAAATTCCAAGGCTTCCGCGATGTCCCGGAGCTCTGATGCCTGGCTCATGCGATTTTCTCCACGCCTGCTCGTTTGCGTCGCGCCTCGTCGGCGATGGGCACGAGGTCCCAGGCATTGACGAGCACGTAGTCGATGACGCCGCCCGTCGGCTGGGCCCGCTCGCGCATGAGCTCGAGCCACTTGAGCGACGCGGTTTGGCACGCGATGGAGCTGCGGTGCTTCGCATTGGCCGGCGCGTCGTAGCCGGTGTGGAAGAGCACGGCGGTCGCGTAGTGGCCCTGCGCGTTGACCTGCTTCCCGGTCGTGGCCGTCTCGCTCCGCAGCGCTTCGGCCTCGCTGATGACGCCGTCGTGGTCAGTGTCGCGGTGCGCCGGTATTTGCCCGGTTCCGTCGGTGTTGGTGAGCAGGAAGATGGGGTGCGGCTTGCTGCCCATGTCTTTGAGCTCGTAGCGGCCGCAGCGGATGGAGCCGACATCTCCGCGCTTGTCGCCGTCCACGTCGGGCGAGAGCTTCGAGTCGCGCTGATAGGAGTGAGTCGCGCCGGGGAAGACGACGGTGGGCCCGAGCTCCGCGGGTGGGATGAGCACGAACGTGTCGTCGTACGCCGGGCGGTGGACGGGCTGATGCGTCTCCTTGTCGCCTTCCTTTGCGCCGCGAATGCCGATGAGGAACGGGCGCGCGCGAGTGCGTGGCGCGCCGAGCGCTTCAGCGATTCCCCACCAATGGAGCAAGAAATCGATCGGATCGCGCTTGGGCCAGAGTGCGGCGCAGGGGACGATCACGTCTTGTCTCCGCACACGAAGCAGCCGGGGACATCGCAGTCACGACGTTCGTCGCCTTCGTGCGCGATGGGCAGTGCAGTGAGCGCGACCCACCGCCGCTCAAGTTCGTCACTCTTGTCTGCCTCGCGATGCGCGGCGTCGATTTCGCGCTCCAACGTTCGCCAGAACGCGGAGGTCACTTGCTGAACCTGCGCTTGACGATCTCTTTTGCGGCGAGCGTCTCAGCGGTGAGTCGCGCGAGTCGTTCGGCTTTGTCGGGGCGGCCCGCCAACAGAGCATTCAGCAGATCGACGAAGCCTTTGACGGCCTCGGGCGGGAGCTTCGCCAAGATGTTGGCGACCGTCTCGAGAGCCTTCATTTGTCCGCCTCGATTCGCTTCGAGCAGGTCGATTGCCGCTCATCGAGCAGCCGATTGCACTCCTCTTCGCTCGGGCAGGTCGCTGTGATTTGCGCGAGCGTCGCGGCGTCACACGGGGGCGTCTCGGGTTGGGACGGGCACCCTGTCAGCAGTGTTGCCGTGGCAGCCATGCACAGTGGAACGACCAGGCCGACCATCGGGACGGTGGTGCAATTTCGGCTCATCGGTCGATTTTGCCACACGAATGTGCTTGCGTTCAAGTGTGCCGTTATGAGACATTATGTGCCACGTATGGCACTCCCTACGCGTCGGTTCAACGCTCCCATCAGCGATGAGACGCTGGCGAAGTTGGCCGAATTGCGCGAGAGAATGCCGTTTCTGTCGGTCAGCCGGATCGCCCGCGAGGCGCTGAAGGTCGGGGTCGAGGCAATGTGGCAAGCCGTGCCAACCGGTGGCGCAATGTGGCAAGGTGGCCCAGTCGTCGGTCGCGGGGCCGGGCTGGCCTTCGGGCCTAATCCGAGCGGTGCGGCGGTGGTTCTGCCGATAAAGAAAGCGGCGGGGTTTTGATGCGATACCTGATCACGGGGGGCCGAGGGCTAGTCGCGTCCCTCTTCGCCAAGCGCCTCCACGCCGAGGGCCACGCGGTCACCATCATCGACGACGGCAACGCTGCGCGGCACTACTTCAACAGCTTTCCGGGGCCGGTCTACTACGACCTACGACTCGAGCGGTTCACTCCGCGCGTGCTCGCGGACATCGTAGCGGGTTGCGACCGGGTGTTCCATGCCGCTGCTTCAACGGGCATCCCGTACAGCGCGGAGGAGCCGCTCGACGATTGGCAGCGGAACGTGGACGGGACAATCGCGCTGCTCGAGGCGCTGCGGAAGAACCCGAAGCCGACGGTCGTGCTTTCGAGTGTGAAGCCGTACGGGCTCCACGGCATCACCGATTGCGGCGCCGATGAGTCCTTCCCGCTCGAGCCTGACGAGCCATACGCCGCGAGCAAGGCCGCGCAGAGCATGGCGTGCATGGCCTACGCGCGCAGCTACGGCATCCCCCTCGTCACGTACCGCTGCTCCAATCTGTTCGGCAACGCGGCGCCTCACGGCGCTAGACACGGCTGGCTTACGGCATTCTGCATCCGCGCTGCGCTCGGCTGGCCCATCGAAATCCAGGGCGACGGCTCGCAGCGTCGCGACATGCTCTTTGCTTCGGATGTTGCCGAGGCTGCCCTACTCGGGTGGGAGAACATCGAGCAGCTGAGTGGCAAGGTCTTCAACCTCGGCGGTGGCCCCGCGAACGTCATCAGCGTTGCAGGCGCCTACGACATTCTCCGCCAGTTCGGCTCGAAGTCGCCATCGCGGCAAGGGCCGGGGCGGAAGCACGAAGACCAGCTGTTCGTGACGGACACGTTTGCGCTGCTTGCGGCGACCGGGTGGGCTCCGAAGGTCTCCACGCCGATCGGCATGCGCGTCATCTACGACTGGGCGAGAGAGAACGCGGCGCGGTTGGCGCAGATCTACGCAGGGGAGAAATGACCGGGCCCAAAGTCGATTGGCTGGGCGAGCCGGAGTTCGACGACAACGGCGACCCTATGTATCCGCTGGACGCCATCCGTCAGAAGTTCGAAGTGCGCCGGCTGGCGGGCGACGGGTACCTGGCACTGAACCGGACCAGCGCCTTCTGGCTCAAGTTCGCCGTTCTGACATTTGCCGAACGCGAACTCGACGGCTCTGACGAGAAGGTCTTCACGATTTTCCACGGAGAGGGGGCGTTGGGCGACTTGCGCGAATGCCGCCACACGTGGTGGGGAGACGGTGGCTATCTGTTCTATCCGGACGGAGCCGTCATCACATCGGCGTTCCGAGAGCTCGCGTGGTTCTTCGACGACATGGTGGAGAAGTGATGGACGACGATAAGAAGGCTGCCGGTGTTGCGCTGCTCCTGTCGCTCCCGGTGATTGTCGTGGTCAGCACGGTCTTGAACGGCTGGGCGCTACGCAAGCTCTGGGGCTGGTTCATCGTGCCGCTGGGCGTGCCGCCGCTGACAATGGTGGGCGCGATCGGCTTCGCAATGGTCGTGTACTTCCTGACCTATCACTCGCAGCCGAAGCGCGACGAGGGCGAGCCGTGGTGGCACCCGCTCGCGAAGATGCTCCTCAGGCCCTTGTTCGCGGTGGCCAGCGGCTGGTTCCTGCTGTGGGTCACATCGTGAACTTCGCACTCCCCGACTCCGTCACCTCCGCCTTGGACGGCAAGTCCGTTCTGGTGACCGGATCCGGAGGCTTCCTCGGTTCGCACCTTTGCGACGCGATCGAAGCGCTCCGGGTCGATTGCCTCGGTCTGGACATCCGGAGCGGCGACGAGGGCTGCGACGTGACGGCCGCGGACTTCGTGCATTCGTTCCGCAAGGCCCAGCCGTACGACTACATCCTGCATGCCGCGGGGATCGCCTCGCCTTGGCACTACCGGCGCAATCCGCTCGGCGCCTTGAGAGCCAGCGCCGAGGGCACGGAAAACGTGCTGCGGCTCGCGGAGCTCTGGGGCGCTCGGGTGCTGTTCTTCTCGAGCTCGGAGATCTACGGCGACCCGACCGAGGTACCCACGTCCGAATCCTACTTAGGGGCTCTCGACACGATGGGCGACCGCGCGCCGTACGACGAAGGCAAGCGCGTGGGCGAGACGCTGTGCAGTATCTACGCGCGCAAGGGCGTCCAGGCCGTCGTGGTCCGGCTGTTCAACGCGTACGGCCCGGGCATGAGCGACGACGACCGGCGGTTTATGCCCAACCTTAGGCGCGCGAAGAGGCTCGGCGAGCCGCTCCGCATCTACGGTACCGGCCGGCAGACGCGCACTTTCTGCTACGTGACGGACACGGTGCGCGGGTGCTTGCAAGCACTCGTCGCGGGTAGGCCGGGCGTTGCCTACAACATCGGGAACGACAAGCCGGAAGTCTCGATGCTGGCGGTGGCGGAGATGGCTGGCGTCAAAGTCGAGGTCATCGAGCCGCCTGACGACTGGCCGAGCGGTGGGGATCCGAATCGGCGCTGCCCCGACATCCGGCGCGCGCGCTATGAGCTCGGCTACGAGCCGGCGGTGAAGCTCGAAGATGGGCTCAGGGAGTTTCTCAAGTCATGACCACTCCGATCGTCGCCGCGGTGCTTTGCCGCGATGATAGCGCCACGCTCGAAGCCTGCCTGCAGTCCGTCCGCCCGCACGTGGATGGTCTCGTTGTCGTCGATACCGGCAGCGTAGACAACTCCCCCGACATCGCCCGCCGCTACGCCGACCGCTTCGACGTATTTCTCTCCTGCAACGACCCGGCGACCGAGCAGATCGAGGACTTCGCTCTCGCAAGGAATCACGCGCTCAGCCTCATCGGCCCCGAGTGCGCGCAGTTTTGGATCGACGCGGACGACGTGCTTGTCGGCGGGGAGCACCTGCGTACGCTCATCGCGCAACGGCCGGCCGAGACCGCGCAGTGGCTCATCCCGTACGAGTACGAGTACGACAATCAAGGCCGCGTCATCTGCCTGCACCAGCGGGAAAACCTCGCGGTCCCTGCCAAAAACTTCACGTGGCAAGTGCCGGTTCACGAGGTGCTGATGCCCAAGCCCGGCGTCCAGGTCGTGACGATGCCGCCCACGACGCTCGTGAAGCGGATGCATCGCAAGCACCTGTCGGCCAAGGCGCCCGACCCGCAGCGGAACCTTCGCATCCTGCGCAAGTACGTTGGGCGTGTCGTGGAGGGCGACGTTCGCGCGCTCTATTACTTCGGCGTCGAGCTCTCGCGGCATGGCGAGTGGGGCAAGGCGCTGATGACGCTGCGCCGGTACATCGAGCTTTCGAACTGGCACGACGAGAAGTGCCTCGCTCACTTCGAGGTCGCGCGCATCTACCAGCAGATGGGCGATTTTGAGTCTGCGATCGACTGGGCGCTCAAGTCCATGGTCGTTAAGGCCTGGCCCGAGCCGTATTGGGTTCTCGCGGAGTGCTTCTACGAGCTCGCGCGGCAGGGCGTCGAGACGGACTACAACATCCGGCGCGCGGCGCACTTTGCGCAGCTCGGGCTGACCATTCCCGAGGCGGACACGGTGCTCTTCGTGAACCCGATGAAGCGGTTCGAAGTGCGCCGCATCCTCGCCGACGTGCTGCTGAAGCTCGGCAACGTCGAAGGCGCGCTCGAGGCATGTCAGAAGGGTCTCGAAGGTCTCCCGGGCGACGAGTTCCTCACGGGCGTTTCGCAGCTCTGCGAAACGGAGCTGTCCTCGCGCTCTGTAATGAGCGGGCTCGACAAGCTGCACCAGTACGGGAAGCTGCCCCCGCAGTCGGCGCAGATGATTGCGCACCTGCTGAAGGGCGGCAGCGTGGATCAGCTGCTCCCGCCGGCTCCGTCCGCTCCGCCCGCTCCGCAGCTGAAAGAGCCGGGCTACCTCGATATCGTCTTCTTCGTCGGCTACGGGCTCGAGCCCTGGAACCCGCAGACGCTCATGGCGGGCGGGATGGGCGGCTCGGAAACGATGGTGTGGGAGCTGTCCAGGCGGCTGCGCAAGCTCGGGCACCGCGTCCGGGTTTTCGGGCAGTGCGCCGCGGGGCAAGAGGGCTTGTTCGAAGGCGTCGAGTGGCTCGATTCGTCGCGCTACGCCGGCACTGAGTGCGACGTGTTGATCTCGTCGCGGCAGCCGGCGGCAATCGACGACGAGTTCCAGGTCAAGGCCGGGTGCCGGCTGCTCTACGTCCACGACGTGCATTGCGGCGAGGCGCTCGACACTAGGCGCGCATTGCGGTTCGACCGCGTGCTGGCGCTCAGCGAGTGGCACCGCGAAGTGCTGGCGCAGGTCTATCCGTTCCTGCCGAAGGAGAAGATCCATCAGACGCGGAACGGGGTGGACCCGAAGCGGTTTGCGATCGACGTGGAGCGCAACCCGCACAAGGTCATCTACTCGAGCTCTCCTGACCGCGGACTGCACACGCTGCTCGAATGCTGGCCGGCGATTCGCGCTGAGGTGCCCGACGCGGAGCTGCACGTCTTCTACGGGATGGACAACATCGAGAAGACCATCGCGGCGACGAACGATGCGGAGCTCTCCACGCTGCTCCGGCGCATTAAGCACCTCGCGAGGACTTTGCCCGGGGTGTTCCTGCGCGGACGGGTGAATCAGGAGGAGCTGGCGAGGGAGATGCTCGGCGCTGGCGTCTGGGGCTACCCGACGGGCTTTACCGAGACGAGCTGTATCGGTGCGGCTGAAGCCCAGTCCGCCGGCCTCTACATCGTCTCTTCTGCGCTGGCCGCCCTTGCCGAGACGGTGAGCACCCGCGGCGTGCTGCTCGACGGGTTCATTCCGGACCATCGAGCGGCGCAACCGGAGAGCTACAAGGCGGCGTTCGTGGCCGAGATGGTGAAGGCGCTCCGCGGCGAGTGGGAGCGCATGTCGCGCGAAGACCTGCAGCTCTACGCCCGCGCGAACTTCAATCTCGATTCGCTGGCTGAGCAGTGGGACCGGATGCTGCGCGGGGTGCTGCTGGACGTGAAGGACAACGTCGTGCCGGCGTTCAAGGGGGCGGCGTGAAAATCGCAGTCCTCTTCGGCGGCCTCTGTTTGGCCTTCAGAAAGACCATGGACTTCGGTTCGCTCTGGTCCGACCCCCGCGGCCTGACCGGAAGCGAGCTCGGGGCGGTGCGGATTGCGGAGGAGCTGGCTGCGCTGGGGCATGAAGTCGTTTTGCGGACCGTGTCCAACGACAAGGAATGGCACGGCGTGAAGATTGAGCCGATCGACTCGCCGATGGGTGAGTTCGACGCGGTCATCGCAATCAACGAGCCCGACCTTCTCCGTGGCGTGCCGGCGACATCGTTCCGCGTCTGCATGTACTGGCTGAACCAGACGACGCACAACCGCGTTGGCTTTCACGAGTGGGTGGACCTGTTCTGCTCGCCCAGCGCGGCGCACGCGGAGGAGCTGTTCAACAATCCCGAATGGCGCAAGGTCGAGACCGGCCCCGAGTTCCCGGACGGGAAAGCGCTGTACGAGCCGGAGCCGGACAAGTGGACGGTCGTCGAGCTTGGGTGCGACCCGTGGCGGTACGACATCAAAGGCACCTGCTCGAAGTGCGGCGGCTCGCTCTGGGTGCGTCAGACTGACCGCCCCGAGGAGCCGTGGTGCCCGCCATGCGGCCTGCGCTTCCGGACGGACGGGCCCGGGCACTGGTACCCCGAGACCAAGCCATTCGAGAAGATCCCCGGCCGCGTAATTTACTGCTCTTCGCCCGACCGCGGACTCCACTGGCTCCTCCAAGAATGGCCCGCAATCAAGCGCGCCGTCCCGCACGCCAGTTTGCATATCTTCTACCGCCTCGAGCCGTGGCTGCGCGGCTTCGACGGGACGCCCTACTTTCCGCCGATTGAGCCACTCCGGGCCCGCGCGAACTACGTCGAAGAGTGCCTCCGCCGCTTCAAAGAGCACGGCGGTCTCGACGTGACGCTGCGCGATTCCGTGAGCCGCGAGACCATCGAAAGGGAGATGGCGCAGGCGGAAGTCCAGGCCTACCCGTGCGACACGACGACGTGGAGCGAAGGGTTCTCGTGCTCCATCCTCGAGTGCTGCGCCGCGCGTGCCTGCCCCATCATCACCGACTGCGACGCGCTCGCGGCGGTCTACTCCGACTTGCAGCCGACGGAGATGTTCAAGGGCAAAGAGCCCGATGGCAACTGGGTGCCGTTCTGGCGTGACCGGGTGATCCGCGCGCTCACGGACGAGACGTACCGCGACGAGCTGAACGCGAAGGCGGGAGCGCTTGCCGAGCGGCTGACGTGGCGGCGGACTGCCGAGAGGATTGCCGAGTTGATTGCGAGCCGAGGAGAAACGACATGTCCGAAGACAACCGAAGAGACACCGACCCCGCCCCAGCTCCCGCCCTCTGGTGGGACCAAACCGTCGGCGGCAAAGTCCCGCTCGCGGACGAAGGGTGGGAGTCCGAAGCCGGCCAAATCGACAACCTGAAGCACAACGGCGTGCCCGGGACGGTCTCGGTTCTCTACACGAAGCCTGGCTTTACGCGGGCAAATCATCTTCACCGGGAGGACTCCCACGCTTTGTATGTGGTGAGCGGCGAGGTTCACTACTACGAGCGCGCGCCTGGCGAAGAGACCCTCCCCGAGAAGCAAGTGTTCAAGTCGGGCGACATGTTCTTCACGCCTCCGCAGCGCGAGCACGTGATGTTCTTCCCGGTGTTCACAATCATGGTCTCCATGAGCAATCGAACCCGGACGCACGCAGAGCACGAGGCGGACTTGGTGCGGGTCAAGGTCTTGTAATGAACTTCCCCGGCTCCTTCAACGCCCGACCAACCGGTCGCCGCCGCCAGACCCGGCACCCGTACCAGTTCGAGAAGCTCATCGGCGAGCGGTGGGCTTGCGTCTCGCTCTGGCCCGCTGCGAACGACCCGGAGCGATTGCGGCGGCATGCTGCGGCATTCGGCGGCCACACGCGACTGCTTCGCGGCGACATGCTGCTCAGGCAGTGGGTTTGCGGGCAGGAGAGGGACGTGGAGGAGCTCGAATGCGCCTGAGCGTGGTGGTCCCGACCAACAGGGTCGGCGGGCTCGACGTTCTCTTCGCCGGCCTCGAAGCGCAGACGTATCGGGACTTCGAGCTGGTGCTCGTGGACAATCTGGAGCGGCGCGCGCCCTACGTCCGGAAGCGCTACATGAACAGCTTCAATGGCCTGCTGCCGGGCTACGTGGAGGAGCCTCGGCTTAGCGCGAACCGGGCGAAGCATTTCCCAGTCAACGTGGTGACGGCCCGGCCCAACCCATTCCCCGCGACCGCCTACTGCCGGTCCGTAAACACCGGCATCGAGCAGGCGCGCGGCGACATCATCGTATTGCTTTGCGACTACTCATTTCTGGCAAAAGACTGCCTCGCAACGCACGCCGAGCTTCAAGCCAAGCGCCCCGGCCCGCTCCACCTCGACTACGACTACTGCGCACTCCCGAAGCTGCACCCCGAGTTCCCCGGCTACCACCAGACGGGAGTGCCCGAGGCGGAGCAGGAAGCGGCGACGAACGCGGCGACCGACCGCTACGTGGCAGACCTCGAGTCCGGCAAGCTCGACCGGTTCATGTGGAGCATCTTCGCGGAGCCGTTCACGTCACCTGAAGGGCTCGAGATAACGTACAGGCACCGACCGTGCACTCTGCGCAAGCCCGGTGACTGGAATTTTTGCTCTTTCAAAAACGAGAGCTTCCCGACCGAGCTGTTCCTGGAGATGAACGGGCTCGACGAGGCGTACGACGAGAGCCACTGCTACCAGGACTTGGAGTTCTCGTATCGGCTGAAAGAGCGCGGCATCGAGTGGCAGAACGGACCGCCGGAGACCGGGATGGTTACGGTGGTGAACCCACGACCTGTCCTGAACGTGAAGCGCCTCGGCAAGCCCATCACGCACAACAAGCGCATGTGCGAGCTGACCCGAGCGGCTGGGCTGCGACTGCCGGTCAACCCCGAGTGGTCGCTACGTGAACGAAGGGAGAGGGCGATTGGCGTCGCTCATCATCCGGCATGACTTACACCGAACGCACCGACTGCCGCCTCTGCTCCGGCCCGCTGAAGACGGTCCTCACGCTCCCTGACACTCCGCTGGCGAACGAGTACGTGGCGTCGCCCCGTCCGCAGAAGACGTATCCGCTCTACCTCGCCGAGTGCAAGACATGCGGCCACGTCCAGCTCCCGGTCGTAGTGGACCCGAAGCTGCTGTTCGAGGAGTACGCGTACGTCTCGGGCACCGCCGCCTCGTTCCGCGCGCACCTATGGGACCTCGCCGTCGAGCTCTACCGCGACGGACACCGAACCATCGTGGACATCGGCTCGAACGACGGGACGCTGATTGCCGCTGCTCGTCACGCCGGCATGGCCGGGCTCGGAGTAGATCCGGCCTGCAACCTCGCCGCGCTTGCCTCGGCCCGGTGCTGCCTGACCGTCCCGGCGTTCTTCACTCCGGACATCGCGCGGGAGGTGCGAAAGACGCTCGGCCGTCCCGTCGATGTCGTCACGTGCCTGAACGCCTTCGCCCACGCGGACGACCTGCATTCGATTGCCGATGGCGTGCGGGAGCTCATCGGCGACCATGGCGTCTTCGTGTTCGAGGTGGCCTACCTGCTCGACGTGCTCCAGAAGAACGAGATTGGGACTCTCTACGCGGAGCACATGAGCCATCACCACGTCGCCCCGCTCGTCTCCTTTTTCGAGGAGCACGGCCTCTACCTGAACAACGTTCACCACGTCGCGACGCAGGGCGGCTCGATTCGCGGCTACGTGAGCACGTTGAATCTGCCGAGCCCGGCGGTGCGCATCGCCGTGGCAGACGAGCGCGAGAGGCTGCCCGAGCTGCTCAAGAACTGGCCCGCCCGCGTCAACGCCGAGATGAAAGAGACGATGCGGGAGCTCGCTCCGTACCTCGGCCAGGGCCTCGCGATCTACGGCGCTCCGGCTCGGCTCACGACGTACGTGTACGCTCTGGGCTTGGCGCCCCGTGACGTGGTCTGCGTGTTCGACGACAACCCGATGAAGGTCGGCAAGTTCACGCCAGGGCTCAACTGGTCGATTGTGCACAGCGACAAGCTGCGGTCGGTGAACCCCGAGGCCGTGCTGATTTCTGCTTGGCCATATGCGGCGGAGATTCAGGCGAAGTTCCCGGACTACCGGGGCAAGTGGATTTTGCCAAAGAGGGCCGCCTAGCCATGAACCTCATCCCCGCCGCTGCCCTGATGTTCCTCTTGCTCGGCCTGTTCCACGCCTACACGGAGCGGCCGGTTCGGATGGCCGTGTGCCTCGCGAGCGCAGTGGGGCTGGCCACGATTTGGATGATTGCCTGACGGAGGCACAATGACGACCCGAATCCTCATCACCGGAGCCGCCGGCTTTCTCGGCGCCCACCTCGTGCGGCATATCCTGGAGGAGACGGACTGGCACGTCGTCGCTCTCGACAGGCTCGACGAGGCCGCTTCGCTCGCCCGCCTCGCATCGGCGACGCGCTCCGACCGGTTCCGGTTCGTCTGGCACGACCTGCGCGCCACGGTTCGGCCCGATGCGCTCGGGAACGAAGCGCTACGGCAGCCCTTCGACTACATCGCGCATCTCGCAGCCGGCTCGCACGTGGACCGCAGCGTCTCCGACCCGCTTGGGTTCATCGGGGATAACGTGGTCGGGACGGGGCATCTTTTGGAGTTCGCGCGGCACCATTCGCCGCGGGGCAAGCTGCTCTACTTCTCGACGGACGAGGTGTTTGGGCCGGCTCCGGCTGGTGTGTCCTTTCGGCCGTGGGACAGGCATGCGCCGCGCAATCCGTACGCCGCGTCAAAGAGCGCGGCGGAGCAGCTCGCTGTCTCGTATGCAGAGACGTTCGGTCTGCACGTCGTCGTTACACACGGGACCAATTTTTATGGTGAGGCGCAGTGCGGGGAAAAATTCATTCCCATCGCACTGGACAAGCTCTCCCGCGGCGCGACGATCGACATCCACGCGGTCAACGGCATTCCCTGCTCGCGGTTCTACACGCACGCCGAGAACGCTGCATCCGCCGTGCTCCGCGTGCTCACGAGCGGCACCGTCATCGACGGCACCGACAAGGGCGGCCGGTACAACATCAGCGGCGAGGTCGAAGTGTCGAACGTCGAGCTCGTGACGCTGCTCGGCGCGATGATGGGCGTGCAGCCGCGATGGCAGCTCGTCGAGAGGCCACCCGGCAGGCTCGCACCGGACCTTCGCTACGCCATCACGGGCGACGAGCTCGAGGCGATCGGGTGGCGACGGAGCGTGGAGTTTCAGGAGGGTCTGCGAAGGACGGTCGGAGAGTTCACGGCATTGCGGAAAGCCGCGTGAAACCACTCAACCGCTGGCAGCACTTCGCCTGGCAAAACCTCGTCGGCGGCTACCTCGATTGCCGCACGTGGACGGGACCGGCGGAGCTCGCGGCGGAGCTCAAAGCACTGCCCGAGTTCGCCGCCGTTTGGCGCGTCGTGCGCAAGTACCAGCAGCGAGACGAGAAGAAGGCTCAGATCAGAACTTCACGAACGGATCCAAAAACTCCGCCGTGTTCTGCCCCTCCGCGAGGCTCGACCGGTAGATCCTGAGCCAACCGGTACCGCCACCGGCCGGAGCCACGAAGTTGAGCGTCGTGTAGGCGGGCATGGTCGCGACGCCCGTTCCGACTTCGCGTGCCGTGGGGATCTTCCAGCGTGCGGGCGGGTCGCTGTCCTTGAGCGCCCAGCACGCGCCGGAGGCGGTCCGGGTAGCGTTCGGGTCGAGCGTCCGCAAGCCAGCGCCGAGCGCAACGTACGCGCGCCACGCGCCAACCCCGGTGGGAGACGGGCCGGCCGCGTCGGCTTGGATCGTGTAGTAGTGCCCTGCGTCCACGTTGGGCAGACCGGAGGGCGCGGCGAGACTTGGATCTACGGTGCCCGAAGGCTTCGAAATGCCCGCAGTGCGATTGCCGAAGAGCGTGCGAAGGTCGATGCCCGTCGATGTAGGCCCGACGTTCAGAACCGCCACGTCCTTCATGCTGGTCGTGTTTTGGAGCGGGAAGTTTTCGTTGAACCACTGATAGGACATGGGGATTCTCCTGAACGGCCTGCGACTTGCTACGATCCGCGGCGTGCGAGCCGCTCGGTGAATGTTGGCTCCGAGCCGGGCAATTCTAGCATTCCGCCCGGCTTCGGTTGGTCCTTCTGCTCTTGCTGCGGCATCGACGACATGCGCACCGCAAACTCGCGATCCACGGTCGGCTGGAGCTTACCGTTGAAGCCCAGCAGGTAGTCGAGCTGCGAGAGCATCGGGTCGGGCACCTTCGCGCGCTGCTCTTCGCTGAGGTCGTGCATCAGCACGTCCACGACGCCCGCTTGTGCCGCCTGCTGAAGCCCGGGGTATTGCTTCCAGGCGTATTTGACCTTGTCGTAGTCCACCTGCCCGCGCGCGAAGTCCTGGAACACGCTGAGCGGCTCGAGCGTGGCCTCCCACATCGCGTTGGCCTTGCGCAAGTCGTCACTCGAAAGATCGCGCTTGCCCCGCAGCGTCTCGACCGGCTTGGGCATGTCGTCCAGGAGCTGCTGGAGCTTTTCGCTGGCGCCCATCCCAATGGCGGCGCCACCCGGGACAGCGTCGGCCAGCATCCCCGGGTCGTTCAATGTCCGCGCCAAAGCCTCCGTACGTTGCCGGTAGAGCCTACGTTGCTCCTCGATTTTGGGCGCAATGATTCCGGGCAGTGCACCACCGCGCTTCGCCGCGTTGTCGAGCTCTGGGAAGGCCTCTTCGTAGCTCAGCGTTTCGAAGACTTCCTTGGGCGACTCGCGGCGGAGCGCTCGGGAGATTGGGTCGAGCGACGGGGCCACCGCGTCGAGCACGGTTTGCTCGTTGACTGCGGGCGCCCTCTTCGTTGCCGGATGGTCGGCAAGTTCGATGAGCTCGCTCATCCGCCGCCCGTCCACCGTCGAGACGCTCTCGGCCGCCTCAACCAGCCGCTCCCAGCGTTGCAGTCCGCGAGTGACATCCGCGCCCGGGGCAGAGCCGCCGAGAGCCTTCGCCGCGGCGTGCGCCTCGAGGATCTGACGGCTGATGTTTTTGGCGCCCTCGGAGAGCTTGCCCCGGCTGTCGAGGGTGCGCAGAACGTCGCGCAGTGCCTTCGGATCCGTAAATCCCGGCGCGGCCAGCTCCGGCCGAACGATGAGCGCGCGGTACTGCTTGCCGGCGGATCCGAATGCATCGGATGCAATGTTTGCTCGCAGCTCATCCGCCGCCCTGGCAGCAAACTGGCGGGAAATGTCGTCCGGCGCTGCCCCGGCAGCTGCGTCGAGCGCCACGGACAGTCGATGCCCGAGCGCGAACGTTTCCGCCACGTCAGAGCGCGAGAGCTCGTCGTATGCCTTCCGGAGCACCTGCCCCATTTTGCTCCCGGTCGGAGTCGCGGGAGCGCCTTCGACAAGCCCCACAATGGCCTGCTGGACCGCGCCGATTGCCGCCGGCCCGTCTGCATCTCGGGCGAGGCGCGCGACCCTTGCCACGTCGAGGCTCTCGGGGATCTTCGGCACGAGTTGCAACGCGCGCCCGGTGGCCTCGGCAACATCCTTGGCCGCCGCGTCGAGAATCGGGCCGCGAAACACGACCTTCGCAACCGCGTTCGGTGGCTTGGTGGCCCACGATGCCGCGTCGAATTTCCCGGCGCGCTTGGCCCACTCTGCGGCCGCGACCTCACGAGCAACGTCTGCAGCAGTCGCTCGTACCGTCGGGTTTGCGCCAGCGCGCTCGGCCGTCTCCTCGATGAAGCGGCGTGACCGCGCGAGCATCGAGAGGACTTCTTGCGCTTCCTTGCCGCCCGCGCGGGCGAGTGGGACCTTGAATTGGACCTTGGCGAAACGATCCGCGAGCTCGCCGAGCATCTTGGACGCGCCGTGGCGGAGGAGCCGATTGCCGAATGCTCCGGCAGCTCCGGCGGCCAGCGCCGGCAACGCCGCGCCGCCAGTCCCAATCAACGTGGCGAGCGCACCAGTGAGCCCCGTTCCGTAGTCGCTCGGGCTGATGAAGCGGTTCTTCAGGCGACGTTGGAGCTCCTCTTCGAGCCCATCGCGCAGCACAAACCAGTCCGAAGCGTCTTGGTTCGCTCGCCGCCATGCTGCCCCGACTTCCGGCCCGGCAGCATCGGCCGCACCGTCGAGCCGTCGCGCGACGTTGCCGTAGAGCTCCCCCATGGCCTCGTCTGAGACACTCGGGGCACGCTTGCCCCACCGCGTTGCCTCGCCGAGCGCAGTCTTGAGCCGTCTTAGCTCTGTGAACGTTGGGTCCGCGTACTGCGAGACCGCCCCGAATCTCTCGTCGCCGAGCACGTTGCGGATCTCACGGCGCACCGTAAGCAGCTCCTGAGGGGCAAGCGCGCGTGGCCTCCCCTCAAGGTCAACAGCTTCGAGCCTCCGAAGGATCTTCTCGGTTGCGTCAGCACGCGCCGCGTTCTCTGCGGCCGTGACTGGATTCGGCGCCGCGGCGCGTAGCTCCGCAATGCGTTGGCGGGCCGCATTCCGGAGCGCATCGGCGTCTCCGACCGGCGATTGCAACTTGGCCCGGAACGGGGCGATCTGCTTTTCGAGCGCGTCCGCCACGTTCTGGTGCGTGCCCGTCCCTTTTGCGCGGAGCTCGGCGATCTGCTCGTCGATCGTGTCGAACAGGTCGCGGGACGATGGCCGCAATCCCTCCGCGTCGAGCTTCGCCGCGAGCGACGAAAGCGTGTCTGTCGCCTCGTCGAGGTTTCGCGTGACAGCGCCGAGCATCTCGTCCGCGCTATTCGGCAGATCCGCCTGCCGCATCTTCTCGGCGACGCGTGCGACGCGGCCAAAGTCCTTCCCGTTGTCGGTCAGGATCCGCATCGTCTTCGCGTCGTTGCCGATCGCAGACTTGATCATCCGCTCGTCGGCGAACTGCTGAACCTTGCCGAAGACCTTGCTCAGGTCAGCCTGCGAGGCCTTTTTGATGCTCGTAACGGCGCCTTCCGCAGCCCCCGTGATGGCGCCAGCGAGCACGCCGCCGATAGCAGCCGAGACGAGCACGTCTTTCAACGGGGCTGCCGGGTGATTCTCGTAGACCGCCTGCGCGCCGCCCGCCGCACCCTCGACTACGTTGGCCCCGACTGTCGCTGCCACACCGGAAGAAGCGCCGGCCCCGACGCCGATGCCGAGCCCCGCGGCCATCATGCCCGCCATGCGGCTCACCGTCGTGAGGGTCGGGCGAGCCTCTTCCTGCTTCTCGATTTCGCGCACCGCCTTCGCGGAGGCGTCGAGCGCGTTGACCTGCTCGGCGTACGTCTGCGTGATGCCGAGCGCTGAGCCCGCCATGTTCTCGCCGCCGCCGCCAAAAACGAAGCCGAGCGCCTCGGCTGCGGCTTTGGCATTGGACGCTTTGCCGAGGTCTTCGCCGAACTTCTCGAGCGCCTTGGAGCCGGTGAGTGAGCCGAGCGACTGCGCGCCAACGCCGACCAGCGCACCCGGGGCGAGCAGCGTATCGAGTGCACCGCGCGCGAACTGCGTCCCGATGGTCTCGGCAACGCCGACTTGTTCGCGGAGGGCGGCGCGACGGGCTTCCGCTACGGCCTCGTCTTCGTCCGCCGTCTGCTGCGCGGCTTGCTCGTTGGACCAATACGCGGCGCCCGCTGGCAACGTCGCCAACGCTGGAGCTACCTGACCGGGCACCGCAGCCACGGGCGGAGGAGGCACCACAACAGGGGCCACCGTGCGCGGCTGCCCGAGGAGGCGGGGGTCGATGGATTGGGTCACTGGGTAGGCGGAGTGCCGCTCCCAGCGCTCGGATTTGCCATCAAAGCTTTGCGCTTCATGACGAGCTGCTCGGCGAGCGCCTTCGTCGAGAGCTCCGTCTGGTCGCCACTCTTGTTGAGCAGCGCGTCCTTGACCGCGTCCATCGATGCAGCGGTCGCCGCGTCGCCTTCGAGCGCCTTCGCGACGACCGGGCCGAGCGCCGTGGCCCGACCGGTGAGCGCCTTCGATTCGTCGCCGGCAAACATGCCACCGCGCACGAGCACGCCCGGACGCCCGAATTCCTTGTGCTGCTTGTCGTATGCCGCGAGCCCTTCGAGCGCTGCATCGATTTGCGCGACCTGCGACGCCGCCGGAGCCGAGAGTTTCACGCCGCCCGGACCCTTACCGGCTGCTTCCTGCTCCGCCTTCTGCCGGTCGATCTGCATCTGCTGGTCGGTCTTCTCGATGTCCTGAGCTCCGGACTGGAGCTTCTGCGCCCGCTCGCGCTGCTCGAGTGTGACCAGCAGCATCCCACCCGAAGAGCCCGCCCGCCCCTGCTGGTAGTACGCTTTGTTCGCGAGCAGATGCTCTCGGAACGACATCTGCCGCACCTCGTTCGCACGGAGCGCCTGTGCCTCGAGCTCAGCAGCCGTAGCAGCCGCAAAGGACCGGCGCTGCTCGCTGCCGCCCGTGAGTGAGGCCGCCCGTGCGTCCGCCGCGGTTCGCTCGGTGAGCAGCGACCGGAGCGTCGCCTTCGCCGTCTGCAAGTTGCCCGTCTGCTTTTGCAAGAGCGCGAGCGCGTTGCCCGCGCCCTCTTTCTTCGTCGCGAGCTCGGCCTCTTGGCGTCGGATGTTCCGGTCGATCTGCGACTGCACGAACTCGGCTGCGAAGTTCGGACTCTTGCCGAGCACCGCACCGAACGCGCCGAGCGCCATGCCCAGAGCGGAGAACACGCCGCGCGCGCCGCTCATGTACTGGTTCTCGTCGATCTTCGTGCTCTTCACTTCTTCGGAGAGCTTCGCGTACTGCCCCTCGTACTCCTCGAACTTCTTTTGCTCAGCCGAGATTTCGTCCTGCTGCGACTGGACCTGAAGCGCAGCCTGCCACTTCGCCTCTTCGGCGGCGCCCTCTTCCGCTGCGAGTCGCTGCACCTCGGCGTCGACACCCATGGCCTTCGCTTGGGCCGCCTGCTGCTCCGCGGTCGAAGCGGCCGCTTCGGTCTGGACGTGTTGCTCGAGCGTCTGTTGCCCGAGCTTCGTGAACCCGCCCGGGCTGCCCTTGCTGGGAGGCACGTACACTCCGATGGATCCATCGGGGCGGCGCACGGCGGGGCCGGTGATCTTCTGCCCGCCCGGGCCGACTGCCTCCATCGTGTAGCCGAGCGGCACGTCACCTTGCGGCTGTTGCGGAGCCTCAGGAGCGCCAGTCGTTGCACCGGCCGGTGCCGCCGCCTGCTGAGTCGGCGCGCTCGGCGTGCTCGGTAGGCCCGGAGCGGCCGGCACCTTCTCGGCTCCCGGCTTCGGAGCCTTCTGCGCCATCAATCCTCTAGCCGCGTCGAGGCTCATCCGAGCGCCGCCGCCCGCTGTCCTCTCGGGCGTTGCAGACGGCGGCGGAGCAACACTCATGTTCGCCGCCTGCGCCGTCGGGTTCGGAGTCACGAAATCGGAAGCGGTGTCCGGCGGCAACGACTGCGACGGTCCCGCCGCAAGTGCACCGGGACCGAGCGCCTGACTCGCTCCGATCCGCTTGTTCAAGTCCTCAGCGGCAGGCCCGTTCATGAGCACGCTCTGGCCGTTTTGTAAGCCGAAGCGGAATGCGCCCGGGCCCGCCGGCTCGCTTGATACGAATTGGCCGAATGCCATCAGGCCGCCTTCTTCCCACGCGAGAGAGCCGCGATTTTCTTCTCGAGCTCCTCGATTTGGCTCTGGAACG